TTTATGTTAAAAAAGATGTTGTTGTTGGCGGCGATCTTATTGTAAGCGGAACAGTAGAAAATGCAGGCTACGCTCAGGCTGGTGCTCTACAGGTTGATGGCATCCTTGATGTCGCCGGTAATTCTTATCTAAGTGGTGCAGTTGAAGTAGTTGGTAACTTAAACGTTGATGGTCGCCTTAGTTCAGATGAACTATTAATTGATAGCGGTACAATTCAACAAAGACTTGCAGTTGGTACAAATGTATTTATTGCAAAAAAACAAACTGCTTCAAGTTCTTCATACGTTTACGCTAACCCAAAACTATTTATTACGCCAGAGCTTGTAAGCGGTTCAGTGGTAGCATTTGTTTCAAGTTCAGTAGTTGATATGAATACTATTGATCCAAGTATTATGTCAGGTACTATGGCAATAGACGTTGCAAAAAGTTTAAATAGCGTAGATGATTATCTTATCAGATTACGCGAAGTAATTGAATTTTAGTAGTAAAATATAACACACGCCTCGCGAGGGCAAGGAGAAAGAAATAATGGCAGTTAACCCATTAAAAGTTCTAGTTGAACTTCAAGCAAAGAAAGGTGCAATCATCTCAGGCTCAGCCGGAGAAGGACTTGCAGTAGAGCATGACTTAGCAGTTGGTGGTACAGCAAATATCGCTGGCGCTTCAACACTTGTTGGTGCAGCTGATCTACAAAGCACACTAGACGTTGCAGGCCAAGCAACATTTGCTGCTGGCGTTGCAGCAGAAGCTGGTGTGGTTGTAACCGGCTCCCCACTTGATGCATCGGCAGTTGCAGTTTCAGCAAGCGCACTATCAGTTGGTGGCGATGGCTACTTCGGTGGCAAGCTAACAGTTCAAGGCAACCTAGAAGTTCTAGGTCAACTTGACGCAATCAGCCGCACAGATCTCCAAGTTACCGACGTTCTTATCGTTGCAGCAAAAGGCGCAGCAAATGCAGCAGCTGCTGACGGTGGTGGTTTCAAACTTGAAGGTTCAAATGCAGAAATAACCTATGCTGCTCTAGACGACAGCTGGAACATGAACAAGAAATTAAAGCTTGCTTCAGACCTAGCAGTTGCAGGAAGTGGCTCGGTTGCCGGTGACATGAGTGTTGCAGGTGAACTAAGTGCAGCTGGTGCAGTTTCACTAGCTAGTACACTAGATGTCGCAGCAAAGATCTCTGGTGCAGACGAAATTGAAATCCAAGGCGCTGCAGCCTTACACGGTGGATTAAGTGTTGACGGTGCAGCTCTTACAGCTTCAAACGGTGCATCAATCACAGGTGGCCTAACACTTGTTGATACAGGTCTTACCATCCAAGGTGGTGGAGCAAGTATCACTGGCATCGTTTCAGCTACATCCGATATCAGCGCAGGCGGAAACCTATCAGCAGTTGGCTATGCACAAGTCGGCGGAACATTAGATGTTACAGGAATTGCAACATTTGATGCAGCAGTTACCGCTTCTTCAACACTAGATGTTGCCGGTGCAGCTTCACTTGGCAGCACACTAGATGTTGTTGGCGCAGTTGCTCTAGACAGCACACTAGCTGTCGCTGGCGCTGCAACATTTGCAGCAAACGTTCAAGCTGACGCACAACTTAAAGTTCTTGCATCAGGTTCACTAGCTGTTATCACTGGCGCAGAAGAAGCAGGATATTACAACGTTGCCAAGGCAATCAAGCTTCTTGACACCAACGTTGGCGACAACAAAACATCAGTTATCGCAGCATACGAAAATCTACGCTTCCAAAAGAGCGCAGGTTTCCAAAGCGGTCAAGCAATCGTCAACCTAACCCAAGATGCAGCAGCTGCAGCAGGAATGTTTGATGCAGGCTCAATTGACTACATCGCTCTAGATGTTATGGTCAAAGATGCAAATGGCGAATGGATGAACGATCTAGTTGCAGTCCACATGTTCGTTGATGGAACAGATGTCAAGGTTCAAATTGACGCACTAACCGAGGCAACCCACTACCGCCTACTCGCAGTAAACGAGAAAGACGGCAAGTTCTCTTGGTAATTTAAGTTTAACTTAGTAGATTGGGCCGGGGGCGAAATCCCCCGGCCCTTTCTATTTATATTATGGAAAAATATATAGAAATGTTAGATCTTTTAGTAAAGCAGCACGTTTTTTTAACAACAAATGAAGAAAAGATTAATATTTTAAAAGCAAGAAGAGAAACAAGAGAAAAACTTTTAGAATTTAAAAGCTTTCTTGAGCAAAAATTAAAGGAAATTGAAAATTAATGTTAAAAAATGCATTAAGCCTAAATCGTCTTGCTAACATATTTCACATTTTATCCAAACAAACAAAAAAATATGATGAAAGCTGGCCAAAAGAACAAAAAATACAAAATTTAAAAAATCTTATACGCTTAACTACTGTTGCAATAGGCGCAATTGATATGAAAGTTAAACTAAAGGGCATATCAAGAGATTTTGTCGCAGAAGCAAGAGAAATAAAGACAAACGAAAACAAAGATCAAAAAGGTTGGCTTGGATACTTAAATGTTTTAGAGTGGTTTAAGTAACAAATAACTATTTATGCTATAAGAAGGACGATATATGGCAAATAAACCAGTTAAATTTCTAAGCGATGCTCTTTTTAAGAAAAATATTCTAAAAGAAGACGCTCAAAACAATAAAATATTTGAAGTTAGTGGCACCCTTAACGATGGACTTGTAACTATTAACGTTCCATTGAGTGCAAGTAATACATATATCGGCGGAGATCTAGAAGTTTCTGGTACGGTTAGTGCTAAAAAATTAAATATAACGGAAGTTAACACAAGCGTTATATACGATACATCAATTAGTGCGTCAATTAATGCACTTTTGGACGTTTCAGCTTCAAATGCAACAGCTGGCGAGTATCTTGGATATGATGGTAATTTCTGGGTTCCTAAACCGCTTGACCTACAGGGCGCGCTGGACGCTGTAAAGCGCGCAAACGATAGATTAAAATATCAAAAAATAGATTATTTTGACGCAAATGGATATGCAGAAATTATCCTTCCAGAAACACAATTTGGAGGTAAGGCATTTCCGCCAGAGTCAATTGAATATATTCTCTATGATGTCTCTGTTCGTGATGGTGGCGAATGGGTTAAACATATATTTTATTCGCAATTATCTATTGTTGATAATAGATTACATATAGTAATAGAGGCAACAGCTTTAAACCAAACTAATGAATATAAATTATTAGCCATTAATACAAATTCTGCAGATTATGTGATATAGTAGGAGATACTAATGCCAAAACGCTTAGAAGTAGAAATTTTAAAAACAAAAGTTAAAAACTTAGAGGCACTTGTAACACAGTTACAGGCTGCATTAAGTAATCTTCCAACAGCCGCACAGGTTACTGCAACTGTAGAAACAAAAGTAGAAGATAAGATAGCTCAAAAAAAAGCTCTTGGACAAATTGCATCTGCTGCTGACATAATTGAACATTGGCATGGTCTGAATGGTAGTGACTTTATGCCAAAATTAGATGGATTAGTTGCCAAATCTACTGATGTCTCTAAACAGGCTCTTGGTTTTATAGATCTAGGTGATCTAAATGCAGCTAATCTAGGTCCAAAACTAGACGGCAGGTATCCTAAATTTGAAAATATATCATCTGCCGCTCTTCAAGCAACACTTGGAGCTGCGTTTATGAAGCCGGCTGATTTAACTAAAGGAAAGGTTGCAGCGGCATTAGGACTAAACACAATTCCAAATTACTCTGAAACATTATCGTTTACAGATATGTTAGATAAAGCTGGTATAACTACTGATACTGCTGTAACAAATATGGCAAGTGCAGTTAAAGCAACAACAGATTCACTAAAAGCATCAATAGACTCAGCAAATGGTCTATTAACAAACTTAAAAGACAATCTTGTATCAACTGCTTTTATTGATACAACAAAATATAACAGCTTCAAAGGCATAAATCTGACAACGGCAACAATGCCAACAATTCCATTTAAAACAATTAACATTGGTTAATAGAAAGAAAAGTCAATGATACTAGGTCTTGATATCAGTACAAGTATAACTGGGTATACAGTACTAGATGGTACAACTATAATAGACTGCGGAATGCTTGATCTTCGCAAAGATAAGTATACAGACTTCCTTGATAAGAGTGTAGCAGCCAAAGAACTACTAAGTACTATAAAGAATAAATACAATATCAGTAAAATATTCATAGAAGAAACCCTGAATGTTATGAGCAAAGGCAAGAGTAGTGCGCATACAATAATGACCCTTAATAGGTTTAACGGTATACTTTCTTGGATGTGCTACGAAATCTTCTCTATTAGACCACAGTATATAGCCTGCCGTCAAGCACGAAAAATGAACGGAATAAACGTGCCAAAAGGCGGGGATGCAAAAGAAATAACCCTAAAACACTGGCTTGACAACGAGCCGCAATTCAAGGTAGAGTACACCAAGTTCGGAAATCCAGTACAAGGATCTTACGACCGTGCCGATAGCCTAACTATTGCGAAAGCAGGGTACCTACTGTGTCAAAATCAAAGCTTGATATCGTAACAGAAATTTTAGGAAGTTGTCAACGCAGTGGAAATGAATACTTGTTTTTTTGTAAATGGTGCAGCCACCACAAAAAAAAGCTCAGCGTAAATCTACTTAAGGACAAGTATAAGTGCTGGATCTGTGATGCTGCCGGTCCTGTTTCCCGACTTGTAAAACGATTTGGGACATTCCTCCAGCAGCACACTTGGAAGGAACTTACCGGTCAAGTTGAAGTAAGTGATTTTGAAAAAATTCTACTTTCAAATAACGAAACTCCAGAAGAACCAGCGCAAACAGTAGAACTGCCAGAAGAATTTGTTTCTCTTTGCAATCGTGAATTTAGCCTAACTGCCAACTCTGCACTTAATTACCTATCAAAACGGGGTATTGACCGGTCTGACATCCTTCGCTGGAAGCTTGGTTATGCTAACAGCGGCGAATATGAGGGGCGCATTATTGCTCCGTCATTTAATGTCAATGGTCAGTGTAATTATTTCGTTGCCCGGACCTTTACTAATAATTGGAAAAAATACACCAACCCACCAGAGAGTAAAGATATCGTTTTCAATGAGTTAATGATTGACTGGGAAAGTGATATTGTACTTGTTGAAGGTGTTTTTGATGCTGTCAAGGTAGAAAATGGTATCCCGCTGCTTGGTTCAACGCTGCGGGAAGACAGCAAGCTATTTAAGCAGATAATTAAGAACGATCCAGCAATTTATCTAGCTCTTGACCCAGACGCCGAAAAGAAAGCAAATATACTCATTGAGTCATTGTTAAAATACGGTATTCAAATCTATAAAGTTGAAATCAAACCCTACAAAGATGTAGGTGAAATGAGCAAAGAAGAATTTAGTAGAAGAAAAGCAGCCGCGACACTAATTAAAAATACAGATCACCTGTTAATTAACAAAATAATGAGTATTTAACATGAAACTAATCGTAAAAGAAGTAAGTAAAGGCAGTCTAACTCTTGTACCAGGCGGCAAAACTGAAGAGCCAGAAGCAGAACCACAAATAGACCCAGGTGCATGGGACGAGGAAACGCCAGCTGGCTTTGAAGCAAATCCTTCTCTTGACACAATCCAAGATAAGCCAAAAAATCACCTCAAACTTGTTGTAAAAGAGCGAAAAAACGCTTGAATCTAACAAACTCATGATGTATACTTGGCCCTGTTCTCGCAGGGCCATTTTCATTTGGAGGGCAAATGCCCAAGATTGCGCATATTTCCGATACACACATCCTATTAACAAAGCGTCACGATGAATACCGCGAGGTATTTCAAAAAATATACGAAAGCTGCCGTCAAGAAAAGGTAGATTACATTGTCCATACAGGCGATCTATTTCATAGCAAGCTCCAACTAACTCCCGAGGCTGTTTCTCTTGCGGTTGAGTTCCTAAAAAACCTTGGAGACATTGCTCCAACCTATATTATTGCCGGTAATCACGATACAAATCTCCGCAATAACCGTCGTTTGGACTCAATCAGTCCAATTGTTGATGCGATTGGAAGTGATAAAATTCACTATCTATACAAGAGTGGCGAATACGAAATTGGGCAAAATATTGCCTTAAACGTATTAAGCATCTTTGATAAAGAAAATTGGAAAGCCCCAAGCGATCCAAGCCGTATTAATATTGCTCTTTACCACGGTTCTATTCGTGGCGTAATGACCGACACCGGCTATGTTATTGAACACGGCGACGACACAATTGATATTTTTGAGGGACACGATTATGCTCTACTTGGCGACATCCATCTTACCGATCAAAAGGTAGACGATGAAGGTCGTATGCGCTATGCGGGCAGCACAGTCCAGCAAAACTTTGGAGAAACAGACGACAAGGGATTCCTAATTTGGAATATCCAGGGTAAGGACGTATTTAGCGTAGAATCAATTAAGATTCCAAATCCAAAACCATTTGCTAGTATTCCACTATGGATTGATGGATCTCTTGCGAGCGAGCCGGTCCTACCAAAAGGCGCAAGAATTCGTCTTATTTCAGACTTCAGCCTACAGATTGACAAAGTAAAACTTGCTATTGACGCAGTAAAGGCGCGTTATAAGCCAGAAAGCGTCACCTATGTAAACAAGAGTATTCAAAACAAAGAGACATTAGAAGAAGTGTCTAATTTATCAAAGACACTAAATCTTCGTATGACGGATGTCCAAGAAGAAATGATTCGTGAGTATCTAAAGGATTATAATCCCGATAGTGAAACTCTTGAAAAAATCTATAACATGAATAAAAAATACTCAACGGAAGTTGAGCAAAGTGAAGATGTTGCCCGTAATGTCACGTGGTCAATGAAGAACTTTGAGTGGGATAATCTTTTCAATTATGGCGAAGGAAACCGTGTAGACTTTTCTAAACTTCGTGGCGTTGTAGGTATTCTTGGCAAGAACGGCGAAGGCAAGACCAGTTTCCTTGATTCGTTGCTCTACACTGTCTTCAACACAACCTCAAAAAATAATCGTAAGAACCTAAATATCATCAATCAAAACCGTGATAAGGGTCACGGCAAACTAACTATTGATATTGATGGTAACGAATATGTAGTTGAAAGAAGTTCTACAAAGTATACCAAAAAAAGCAAGGGCGTAGAGTCTATTGAGGCAAAGACGGATGTTGAATTCACCACCGAAAACGAAGAGCTTCTTACTGGTCTGGACCGTAGCGATACTGATAAAATTATTCGCAGATATGTCGGTACTGTTGATGACTTTCTTCTAACAAGCATGGCCAGTCAGCTTGACAGCCTTGCGTTCATCAATGAGGGCAGCACGAATCGTAAGACCATTCTTGCAAAGTTCCTTGATCTTGATATCTTTGAGAGCAAGTTTAAGCTTGCGAAAAGCGATGCCGCCGAAGTAAAGACATATCTAAAAAAGCACGACGGAACTGATTTTGATGCCGAAATTCAAAAAACAAATGAAACGATCAAGACTGCCGAGATTGCCATCCGTCAATCAAAAGAGCAAACAACAGAGCTGAACAGTGAACTACAGGCTACCCGCGCAGACCTACTACAAACGCAATCAAAAATGTATTCTATTCAAGAAAAATTACCGGATATGTCGGATTCCGTAATTCGTCTTTCTTCTTTACAGGGATCCAAGTCTACGCTTGAACAGTGGATTCGTGACTGCGAAGTAAAACTAAAGCATTTAGATGAAAAGCGTAGAAATATTGATGTAACCGAAGATATCTCTACTCTACTTGAACAAAAAAATAAATTTGACTCTCTTACAAAGAGTCTAGCGGAACTTGAAGCGCAATATCGGCTAGATAGCCAGAAGTCTGCCGCTATTGAAAAGCGCATTGGCCTTCTTGAAGGAGTACCCTGCGGTAATCAGTACACCAGCTGTAAGTTTATCAAAGATGCCCATGAGGCGACTGCAGAACGTCCAGAACACGAGATCAAGTGGGCGAAGCTAGGAATCAAGGTAGAGGGTCTAGAGGCCGAAATAACGCCATTACGCGCACTAAACCTAGATGACCGCATCAACAAATATAATACTGCCCAGGCCCTTCTACAGAAGATTGATCTTGAAGAAAAAAATATTCAACTTACGATTGAAAAACATAATGTAAAACTTGCAAATAACAAGCAAGAAATTGCAAAATACCAAGCCCAAATTGATGAAATGAACAAGCGTAAGGAAGAAAGTGCTGAACTTGAAGGTTTAATAGTCAAGGAAGCCGGTTACAAGGTCAAAATCCACAATCTTGAGATGAAACTCAATTCGCTAAATCAAGAAATTACAACTCTCTATCGGGACAGCGGCTACCAAACCAGCCGTCTTGAAACTCTTGAGGAGCAGAAGCTTGAACTGCTTGAAAAGCGCCGTCAATTTGCCGCATATGACCTATATTTAAAGGCAATGCATCCAAACGGGATCTCGTATCAGGTTATCAAGAACAAACTTCCTGTTATCAATAGCGAAATCAATAAAATTCTAACAAATATCGTTGATTTTCAAGTATTCTTAGTCAATGACGACGATAAACTTGATATTATGATCAAGCATCCAAAGTACGATCCACGCCCACTTGAGATGGGCAGCGGCAGCGAGAAGAGCCTTGCCTCTATTGCCATCCGTCTTGCACTACTAACAGTCTCCAGCCTGCCACGTTCAGATATTTTCATTATGGATGAACCTGGCACTTCGCTTGATGCAGATAATCTTGCAGGCTTTATCCGCATTCTTGATATTATCAAGGGATATTTTAAGGTTGTTTTTTTAATCTCGCATCTAGATATATTAAAAGACGCAGTAGACATGCAGATCAATATTCAGAAGCATGAAAACTTCGCCCACATTGATGTATAGTTCTCTAACAAGCGCCACATGGTTGGCAGATAGGAAAATAAAATGGAAGCACTAAAGGATTTAATCATGAAAACAAAATTAACCGTTCTACTCATCGTAAGTGCAATAATTGGGGCACTTGTGACATTCCGTAAGAGCCTAAACGGTGAAGCAGAAAAGGAAGAACTTGCCCGTCAAGAAGAGTTAGTCCGCAAGGCAGCCGATGAGAAGCTTGCCGCCGAGACAGCAGCCATAGAGGCTGCAAAGCAAGCAGAGCTAGAAAAGCTAGAGGCAGAGAAAGCAAGTCTCCTAAAGGCAACAGCAGCAAAAGCTAGCGAAGAATCCAAGAAGTTAAAGAAACTAGCAAAAGAAGACAAGGCTGAGTTCAAGAAAAAAATTGAAAAGAAGCTTGGCGTAAAAGAAAAGCCAAAAGGACGCCGTAAGTAATGTCTTTTAAAAAATTTACTTCTTTGCTTGTTTTACTGGTTTATGTGACCGGTACGACGGGTTATGCCCAAGAAAAAGAAGATGATTCTGGAGACTTTGTTGAACTAAATAGCGGAGAAGTTGCACCTTTTGATGGCTACCTTTTCCATAGCGATAGTCTTGCGGATTTAGTAGCAAAACAAGATAGAGAAAAAGAAGAATTGAGACTTTTTGCTGAAACTGAACAAAAGAAACTCAAATTAGAATTAGAAACAGAAGTAAAGAAAAAAGAAGTAGAAATACAGATAACTACTACCAAATACGAAGATCTTTTAAAACTAAATAAAGCTGAGATAGATAGATTAAGCAGGGAAGCTAAATATAATAGCTGGCTAACTTCTGGTAGTTTTATAGCTGGTGTTGTAGTAGGCGGATTAGTAATAGCCAGCACAATTAAATTAACACTAACGATAGCAAAGTAGGCATTATGAAGTGGGAAAATATTGATAAACTTGCAGCACTAGAAAAGGCTATAAAAGACAAATACGGTGAGATGGCAATCCTAAATCCACGTAGTCTTTGGAATCCAGAAAAAGAAAAAGAGTACATAGAGGAAACCAAAAAGGCTTATAGTAAAGAGAAGACTGATACTGAGAGCCAGGAAATAAATGGTGTTTTAGTAGACAAGAAACTAATTAATAAAGTTATTGATAGGACTTGTAAACTTTGCAATTCTTTTTCTTTTGTTAAAATAGACGATGTATATTTAACAAAGTTTGGGTGTTGCTATAAATGTTATCTCTGCAAAGTTGAAGGAAGATAGACAAATGAAAATAATTGTTAAAGAAAGAAAAATACAAGAAAAAAACCGCAGCAGGAAAAGAACAGGCAATAACAGTAAAGGACAAACCCCGCCGAATACACCAGCCCCACCAGCTAATGCAGGTACTCCTCCTGCGGTTCCACCAGCGGCTAGTCCAGCACCGGCCAATATTAATCCACCAGAATCAGCTAATCCCGGTACTCCCCCTGCGGCAAATCCAGCACCAGGTAAGCCAGCAGAACCTGGGCCTAAAAAGGCTCCTGCTCCGCTAACACCAGAGAAAAAAGAAAGCATAAAGAAAAAATATGCAAGCCTTTGGAATTTTGGCTTCTATAAAAGAATCAATACAGATAATCCAAAACTTGCTCGCGCCCTATTAGGAACATTAACAAAAGCTGAGCAATATGCTGGCACGCCTCAGTATATACCAATACTGGTTAGTGCATTAGTTGGAGCAGGAATCCCAGAAGATAAAGCAAAGGAAACAGCAAAAGTTCTATCTAAAAAAGATTCAGAACCCACAGATACAACCCCGCCAATTGTTCCAACTGAACCAAGAACAGCTAATCCGGCTGATGTAACGCCAACTGCACCAAAAACAGATAATCCAGCTACGGCTGCGCCAAACTCAGCCAATAATGGCTCTTCGGAACTTGCAAGCACCATTCCATTACCTGATCTAAGTGGACTTCCCGCTTTAGATAGTCTAACAAGGGAAAAAATACAGAGCAATAATGAATTATTGCCTGGTGATGTTTTGGGCGATGTTGTTTATAATAATAAACCTGCAAAATTATTAAATTTTAGTAGCGAAGCTACAGGTGGACAAGCTACAAATAAAAAATATGTGATTGCGCCTACGCCAGAAGCCAACGAAAATAATACACAAATACTAGATGTTAGCGCGGACGAATTAAGTAATTTTAGGCCAACGCCAGCTGAAAACATAAATGAATCCATCATCTTCCGTAAATCAGACCGTGGAATTTTCGTACTAAAAGGATAATATAATATGGCATTAAGTGTATATGAAGTAGTTAAAGGTATATCTCAAGCAATTGCTAATAAACACCATGGCGCTACCGACGAAAACGGTAAAGCCGTTGATATTGGCCTAAAGCGCGATGATCAACCAATTAACGATCAACAAGTAATGGATGGATTTGGCATATCAATGCACGGTAACACGCTGGTTATCCGTTACCACAGCGTTGAACCAATTCAATCATTACACCAAAAGAAATATGAAAAGCAAGTTGAAATGCGCATTGATGAAATCAAGCGCTATATAACAAAAGAATTTGATCGCCTTACGGGCAACAGCTTACGTCTAAAAGAAATGGGTGATGTTAAAGTTCTTGTAGAAACAGCTAACCGTGTTAAAGTTATTGTTAAGGCCCAGCGTGCATTTGAAATCCTTAACCTAAAGGGTCGTGTTGATGCAGTTGGTAGCCAGAGTTCACGTGAGAAGCTTGAACAAATTGCAGATAGCAACAAGCAAATGATGAAAAAGCCTGCAAAGCCAAAGAACGTAACTCGCAAAGATAAAAAATAAAATGGTGATAGTATGGCTCAACAACTTACTCTGGAGGAAATAAAGCGCGAAATAATAAGATGTGGCAAAGATCCTTCTTATTTCTTAAAGAATTATGCACGCATCACCCATCCCGAGAAAGGTACAATACCATTCCGAACATATGATTTCCAAGATGATATGTTGGATAAGTTCCGTGATCACCGTTTTAATGTTATAGCAAAAGCCCGCCAGCTTGGTATTTCTACCATCTGCGCGGGCTATATTGCGTGGTTATTATTGTTTTATCGCGACAAGAACGTCCTTGTTATGGCAACAAAGTATAGCACCGCCAGCAACATGGTAAAAAAAGTCAAGTTCATGGTAAAAAACATACCAGATTGGCTAAAAATAGCAACTGTTACAGTAGATAATAAAAACAGCTTTGAATTAAGCAACGGCTCAATGGTCAAGGCAATTCCAACAAGCGAAGATGCCGGTCGTTCAGAAGCCGTATCATTACTTGTACTTGACGAAGCTGCCCACATTGAGCATATGGATAGTATCTGGGCCGGTCTATATCCTACCCTGTCAACAGGCGGTGGCTGTATTGCACTAAGTTCGCCAAACGGTATCGGTAACTGGTTTCATAAAACATTTGACGATGCAGAAGCAGGGCGCAATCTTTTCGTACCAACAAGCCTACCTTGGGATGTCCACCCTGACCACGATCAGGAATGGTTTGAAAACGAAACTAAAAACTTAAGCCGACGCGAGATAGCGCAAGAATATCTTGTTTCCTTCAATGCGTCAGGCGAAACAGTTATTGACCCAGAGTATCTGGAACGTATCCGTAAAGAAACATCTGAGCCTAAAAGCAAAGCATGGGTTGATCGCGGATACCATATCTGGAAGCCATATAATCATCAAGGTAAATATCTATTAAGCGCAGACGTTGCACGCGGCGACGGTCTTGATTATTCTGTTTTCCATGTCATAAATGTTAGCACAATGGAGCAAGTTGCAGAATATCAAGGCAAGGTTGAACCAGATCAATATTGTCGTCTCCTATACGATGTAGGTCGCGAATATGGTAACGCAATGCTTGTTGTTGAAACAAATAACATTGGATATTCAGTTGCAAATAAACTTGTAGAAATGAACTATCCAAATATTTATTATTCACAAAAAAGTACGCATGATTATATTGATCCAAACATGGCAATTGGTAACAGCAGTGCCATGCCTGGATTCGTAACATCAGTCAAGACTCGTCCGCTTATTATTGCTAAATTGGAAGAGATGATTCGCAATAACGCAGTTAAGATAAACTCGGTTCGCACATTACGCGAACTTGAGCGTTTTATTTGGCACAATGGTAAGCCAGAGGCGCAGAAGGGTTATAATGATGACCTTGTATTATCTCTTGCAATCGCCTGCTGGATACGCGAAACAACTTTAATTACTAATCAAAAAGACGTAGAATACAGTAAAGCTTTACTTGGAGCAATAACAAAAAGCAACGCAACACTCAACACCTCAATAAGAGGGATGAACTCATATAAGCAAATAGAAACAGCAGATAACCAAAACATGTATCGTGAATATATGTGGTTAATTAAGGGATAAAAATGGCAGATCGTAATCGTAGGGTAGTTGACCATCGTAGAAATATAAAAAATGAAGAATCGCAACTATTCAAGAGCTTAACAAAGCTTTTCTCTGGTCCACTTGTAAATTTCCGTCAACAGGCACAAATTCGCTTTCGTCGTCGCGATTTAAATAAATTTAAATTTACAAGCGCAAGCGGTAAGCAATTTCAAAAAACAAGTTATAATCCATTTGATGCAATTCAAGCAAACATTTTAGCAAACCAAACGCGTGCAGAGCGCTATAGCGACTTTGATCAAATGGAGTTCACGCCTGAGATTGCGTCTGCACTTGATATCTATGCAGATGAAATGACAACCCACAGTAGCATCACAAAAATGTTAACTGTTAAGAGTCCAAATCAAGAAATTCGTGGTATTCTTGAAACCCTATATTATGATGTACTTAACGTAGAATTTAACCTATTCGGCTGGTGTCGCACAATGGTTAAATTTGGGGATATGTTCCTGTACCTTGATATAGACCCAGAAACTGGCGTCAAAAGCTGCTTATGCTTACCAACACCAGAAATTGAACGCCTTGAAGGTCTTGATAAGACAAATCCAAGCTATGTTCAATATCAATGGAACAGCGGCGGTTTAACATTTGAAAACTGGCAGATCGCACATTTCCGTATTCTTGGACAAGATAAGTACAGTCCATATGGAACAAGTATTCTTGAGCCAGCACGCCGTATTTGGCGTCAATTAACGCTATTAGAAGACGCGATGATGGCTTACCGTATTGTTCGTGCGCCAGACCGTCGTGTATTCTATATTGATGTTGGTAATATTAATCCTGATGACGTTGAGCAATTCATGTTACGCATCCAGAACCAAATGAAGCGTAATATGATTGTTGATCCACAAACTGGTCGCGTAGATCTTCGCTATAACCCAATGAGTATTGATGAAGATTATTATATCCCTGTTCGTGGACAAAACAATACAAAGATTGACACACTTCAAGGTGGTAACTTCGTAGGCGACATTGAAGACGTTGAATACCTACGTGATAAGCTATTCTCAGCAATTAAAGTTCCATCATCATACCTATCAAGAGCGAAGGGGGGTGACGAGGATAAAGCAACACTAGCGCAAAAAGATATACGTTTCGCTAGAACAATTCAACGCCTACAGCGCGTTGTTGTATCTGAGTTAGAAAAGATTGGTATTATCCACCTATTTACTCTCGGATATCGTAACGAAGATTTATTAAACTTCTCGCTATCACTTAACAATCCTTCAAAGATTAGCGAATTACAGGAACTTGAACACTGGAAGACAAAGTTTGCAGTCGCAGCAGCTGCGACTGAAGGTTTCTTCTCCAAACAATGGATTGCAGAAAAAATCTTTAACCTATCAGAACAAGATTTCAAGAAGATTCAACGTGAAATGTACTTTGATAAACAATTTGAAGCTTCACTTGAAGCAAGTGCGACAACTGGCATGGCTCCACAAGGCGATGCCGGTGATGCTCTAGGCGACATAAGCGCCGATATGGGCGGACTAGGCCCAGAATTAGGCGCAGAAGGCGGTGGAGAAGAAACAACAGAAGAGCCTTCAGCAGAAGTAACGGAACCAGTTTTACCAGGCGCAGCACCAGCCAAGCGCCGCGATGACATAAAGAAAGAGGGCAAGAGCAAGGCAGATTTAAGAAGTAGCCTAGGTAAGAAAAATTCTAGCATGATGGGTGCAGCAGCTAGACCAGCACCAACAAAATCAACGCCTAGAACAACAATGACCGGTCTTGTTGGAATCGGTAGCATTAACGATATGACTTCGTTAAATGAGTCAGTTAACAGAGATGACAACGAAAGAAAGTTGCATGAAATTAATAGCGATCTAAAAAATCTATTAATCAACTTGGAGAAAAAGGATGCAAAATAGAGAAGAAAAACCAAAATTAAAGCATAATAAAAAGCGCAATACCGCGTTTTTATTTGAAGCTTTAGTAAAAGAACTAACAAAGTCAGTTGTTTACAGTGATAAGCAAAAGCAGAAGGTTACTTCTGGTCTTTTAAAGGAGCATTTTAAGAAAAATAGCCTTCTTGATAAAGAATTAACACTCTATAAACAAATCTATGAAACAAATGAATTTCCAAAAGATTCGGCAGAAAAGCTAATAAATCGCGTCAAGGAAGAATACGATAAATTAGACGAAAATGAGATATATAGCGAGCAAAGTAAGCTTATTGCAAAGATAAACAAAACCCTTGGGTTTGAAGTTTATAATAATTTTGTACCAAAATACAAAACACTTGCAACGCTATCACAAATCTTCAATAAAAAGGTAGAACCACGCTCTAAAGTTCTTCTAGAACAAGAGCTAATCGCGGAAGTTACAAGCAAAAAAGAAAAAAACAAAGCAGATGCACCAAAGCAGATAGACAACCTTACATTTAATACTTTTTTAGATAAATTCAACAAAACATACGGAAATTCGCTAATAACTGAGCAAAAAAACCTATTAAACAGATATATTGCTTCAAATGGTGATGATCTGGATCTTAAAATTTTCCTAAGCGAAGAAATTGGCAGAATTAAGGGTGAATTAAAAAATATAAGCACCAGCGAGTATGCAAAATCAAATGAACAATTTGCAGAACAAGCAGGCAAGTTATTTGAAAATATTAATTCTTTAAAAATCGGAACAGTTGACGAGACACTAATTAAGAAGATAATGCTTATTCAAGAGTTTATCCATGAGGTTAAAAATTAATGTCCGTACAATTAAAAGTTGAAGAAGATCCATCTGATCTAAAGCTTGTTTTAAAAGACAAACACGTTAAAAAAGTAAAGTTAGCAATTCGTAAAACATTAGATGGAAATTTTCTAGTTAAGGATCACCAAACAATTGATGTTGTTATTATGCCAGACAAAGGCAAAATTTTAGCAATGCCAAAAGGTGAATTTAATGAAGATACATATGCCGATCAGGACCAGATGTTTAAATTCCTAGTTGATGCGGGCGTTGTACAACCAGAAAGCATAATTGGTGGTAATATCTTTGGTTCTATAGAAGGCAAGTTTAATACCCAAAAAATTGCAGACGAAGAGCCATTAGAAGTTGTTATTTTAAATATTGCAAACTTTATAAAGAAAGATAAGGGTGAATACTCAGTTCGTAGACAATTTATTGATGCTCTGGAGCGCGAATTACTCAATCCAGACGAAGAATCAACAACCGAACTAGGCGAAGTTCCACAAGAGAAGTTCAAGGGATCTATCCCAATGCACGGCTTCCCAACTCGCGGTATTTACCGTTACAATTATTAAAAATGCTAGAATTATTAATCTTTACACTCGCATGCTACGGAATGACAATGATTTTGGTCTATGGGAAGGTATTCGAATCCATAAGAACCAAGATAGAAAAATTAGAAATGCCAATGTTAACCTACATGATCAAATGTACTATGTGTACAGGGTTCTGGGTAGGTTGTTTTTGGTCCGCCTGCATGGACACAGAGTTTGGGTTATTGGTAGGTGGTTGTATAAGTGCTGGCACAAGTTATTTGCTAAGCAAGATAGTAAACGATGAAGGAATAGTAGTCAATTTTAAGAAAAACTAACTATTTAATAACATGAAACTAACAAGAGAAGCGTTAAAAAACATAATCCTTGAATCAGTTGGTAATGGCATAGCCGGAATCGGAAATACAGGTGCATCACTTGCAAACGTATATCCTGGAGCTGGTTATATAAGAAATTTCCCAAAAGGCATGGCTCCCGATAATAATAACAAGGAGCCTATGACAACCCGTCCTCCATATGAAACCGGCCCTGTTGACAATCCAACAGAAGAAGGTGAAGTGTATGTTACGCAAGGCAAGAACGTATACCGCCTTGTGTTTGATAACGAAGACCTAACAACAGGTCGTGTCATGCCAGTTGGCGAATTTAAGTTTATGATTGATGCAAACACAAAAGTTATAAATTGGCTTGATGATGTACCTGCAAATGTACGTTTTGACACCGATCTAGAAAAACAAATTGTTGATTTTAGCGGTAGAGAGGAATAATTATGCGCTCAGAGGTAACCTTTGTACGTCGCTATATGTTACAGCCTGTACGTCGCTGCTGCAGCGGCTCATGTACCGTGCGGCTTGAGGCCGCACTCTAATTTAGGAAAACAGTATGAAACAAGAACTATTACGTGAATTTTTTGAACTATGCGAAGGTGGAGTTTGCCAAGATCTATTAACAGAAGCAGAAAAAATGTTTGTTAAAGAAGGCGGACTAATCCTTAGTGGAAAAATTCAACAAGCAGACACAAAAAACGGAAACGGTCGCAAATACCCAGAGCGTATCCTCCGTCGCGAGATTGAACGCTATCAGCAAATGATTGTAGAAAATCGTGCGCTTGGAGAGCTTGACCATCCCGAAAGTTCTGTTATCAACTTAAAAAACGTCTCACACCTTGTTACAAAAACATGGTGGGACGGGCCAGTTGTTATGGCAAAAATTAAAGTTTTAGATACGCCAAGTGGACAAATCCTTAAAAGTTTAGTTCAAAGCGGTGTAAAATTAGGCATTAGCAGTAGAGGTCTAGGAAGCACACACCAGGAAGGCGGATCAACAATAGTTGATGAAGATTTTCAACTTATCTGCTTTGATATGGTTAGTGAGCCAAGCACACCAGGTGCATTTATGATGCGCGAAGCAAGAGAGCGTCAGCTTAAAACACAAAAAGTTGATAGACTAAATGAGATGCTAAATAAAATAAACGGCGGTTTAAATGGATAAAAATGATCTAAAAACTCTTATGAAACCAATCATAAAAGAGTGTATGCGCGAGGTTCTTCTTGAGGAAGGCTTAGTAAGAGCGCAACCGGCAGAAAAACAAGCAGTAAAGAAATTTCAAGAACAAGTTCTAAAGCCCGCTTATGCAGATAATAAAAAAGTCCCATTAACGGAAGCCCGCAAAAAAATAGAAGAAGAAGTACGAAATTCAAATTTTCTACCAAAGAAGTTTGATCCATTTGCAGGCAGTACGCCGATTATATTAGAAGAAAGTGAAGTAAGGGCGCAAAATCCGGGAATTGATATAAGCAGTCTTATTGGAAATAGTGTAAATATTTTAAATGCCATAGATGGCAAGAAAGGTTAGTTATGCCAGTTAAGTCCCCAGCACATGTTACAGTAGCGTTACCACCAGGAGTTAGACCAAGCGATGAAATGAGCGAAGTTCTGATTCGTAAGTTTCTAAAGGCTTGCAAGAAAGAAGATCTACAAAAGAATGTATTAGATAAGAGCGCGATGGTTCGCCGTTTTGATCGCCCAGCTAACGTAGAGCGCCTACGGAAGCGCGCAGCGAAAGAACGGGCAATTCGGGAATACGAAAAGCACAACGATCCAAAGGCCAACGATAAAGCTCCAAAGAAGCGTAAAGATAAACGGGAGGAGGTGAAGAAGAATGAGCGAATTTAGATATCAAGCAGGATTAAGTAATGTAGGAAGTTACCAAATTAGTGGCATTCCTTGGGTTTCAAGTTCTATTTCTGCTCCAACTGGATCTGGAACACCAACCAATATTGAATTTCCTTTTGTTACTAAATCTATTATAGTTAAAAATACCGGTGCCGCAAATGGTCCTTCCGTTAAGATAGGATTCAGTGAGAATGGCGTAAATGGAACAAATTATTTCCTTCTTGCTCCCTCTGAATCATTCGCAGCAGATTTACGAGTCACAAATTTATATGTTAAAAGTGTAGGAGCAGCTACGACCGTAAGCATTATCGCTGGCCTTACAGGGATAAATATAAGCAACTTACAGACTAACTGGTCTGGCTCTGCAGGAGTAGGTTAATATGTCATTTGGAGGCGGATTTTCGATATCGCCGTTAAGCGGATCATCGATACTAAATTTCACCCAGGATGTAACCGCAATTGCTCAAGGCGTATCGGGTGGCGCTGTTGGATCTATATCTTCAAGTTATATTATCCATGTAAACGGCGGTAGTGCACAAACACCAGCGGATGGTACTATTTCAAAGCCATTTACGACTGTTCAAGCAGCCCTTGACCATGCTTCATCAAGTTATACAAACTTTAATGAAAGCGTCATGATTAATATTGCCCCCGGTACTTATAGTGAAAATATAACTGTTCGTCGTCATAATATCTATTTACGCTCTGATTTAGATCGTTCCGAGCAGCGTGGCGCAAAGATACTTGGTACAACAAATATCAGTTGCTCTGCAACACCATCCAACGGAAAGTATAATCATGTTGTTGGATTTGAAGGTCTCTTCCTTTCTTCGGATGCTTCAACGGTGACGGCTTCGGTAAATATTTTAAGCCCAGGCAGTTATACAACTTATTTTAAGAACTGTTATCTTTACACTACTAAAACTGGGGTAAGTGCGCTAAGAACTTCTGGTAGCATAAGCGGATCAGCGGACGGTAAGAAAATTATATTAAAGGATTCACACTTTAATACAACCTCCACTGCAGGATATGCAGGCAATATACTAGATGTGCGCGGAGGAGATCTAAAGATTGATACCGTAGAGATATATACAACTTCACCTGGCTCAACTGCAGTTGGACTTAACATTGCAGGAGATTCGCTTGTTCTTGCCGATAGATTATTAACAAATATATCTTCCACCGGATATGGCGTAAACAACAATAGCACACTATACTCAACAAGTTTATATTCTCTAACGTTATCTAATACCTCAATTACTTCCTATGGAACCGTAAGTATCAACACAAACAACGGTACATACCTAAACGATATTATACTTGCAACAGCGGCAAATGGCGGCATACCTGTTATTTCCGGCACAATCCCAAGTTCAGTATACTATACCGACCTTAGTTCTCCAATTGGAAGTTACCCTGTACTCTCTAGCTCTATTGGAGTACCTGTATATACCGGTTTTGGTCACTTGAACGCAACACAGATAACAGGTAGCGATGTAAAAGTTACAACAAATTTAAGAATAGTAAGCGGATCAAATAAACCGGCTGGTACAGTACAACTAAATGGCGCAAATCCTGCAACTGCCTCTGTCACAAATAACCTTGTGACAACAAACAGCCTTATTTTTCTGACAGTACAGTCAGCAAGCAATGGTAACGGCGGAAATGTTTTTGTAAAATCAAAAAATAATGGAAGTTTTATCATACAGTCTGGGCATAACAATACAGACAGTAGTATCGTTGGTTATTTAATCGTAAATCAATAACAAAATATATACTTTTGGCTTTCGCGCTACTATTTATTACAAATTACAAGAGGAATTTTGATGTCTTCACTATTAGAACAAGCAATAATTGACGCAAAACTGCTCAAAGAGACGGCACGCAAAAATGCAGAAGCCGCTCTCCTTGAACACTTTTCGGATACAATAAAAAGTAATATGGATGCATTACTTGAGGGCGATGATGCTCTTGGTGGAGTAGACGCAGGACTTGGGGATTTAGGCGGAGCAGAAGCAACGCCAGCACCGATGCCAGCAATGCCTGCGGCACCAGTCCAACCAAAAACAAAAGAGCAAGAAAGATTATTTGATCGCATTCCACCAGCATATCTTGGTGAAGATAATATGCAAGAAATTGAAATCAATCTTGATACGCTTGTTGAAAAAGTTGAGAGTATGCAACAAGAGCTTGGAGTTTCAGCACCAGTTCTTCCTCAATATATGGGTCCAGAGGTTGTACAACAAGGAAACCCAGAACGTATTTCAAAAGATTGGATCGCAGAAGAAGTTGAACTTGATGAAGAAAGCTTAATGGAAGATGGTTCTCTAGAAGGCGATCAAGCACGCCAAAAAGCTGCAAAATTACGTACAGATGCAGCAAAGCAGGACGAAGTAGCAACAACAAATGATCTCCGTTCAACAAAAGATCAAGAAGCCCAAACTGGTCAAAAACCAACCATGAAAGATATCTCTGAAGAATTAGAAGAAGAGAGCATGGTTATTGATATTGAACCAGAAGAAACTCCAGGTGGCATTAACTGGAACAAGGGCCGCTATGCAAAAGAAGACTCAATCCGTCTTATGCTTAGAACACAAAAGGGTCTTGAAAAAGAAAATACAGAATTAAAAGAAACACTCTCTGCTCGTGAAGCAGAACTAGAAGAATTACACGAGAAGCTACATGGTCTTGTTGGTAAGCTTCAAGAAACAAAAAATAAGTTTAAAAAGAGTGTTGAACTTAATGTAGAATTAAAAGATGTAGCACAAGCATTAACAGAAAACTTAAATAAGGTAAATCTGCTAAACGCACGTTTACTTTACTCAAATAAAGTTTTAGGAAGTGTCTCCCTTAATGAGCGACAGAAGAATCAAATTGTCGAAACCATTTCCAGAGCAAGTACGGTAGAAGAGGCAAAAACAATCTATAATACTCTTCAAAGGACAGCGGGAGCTACAGCAGAACGTAAAGCTGGGCCACAATCGCTAACCGAAGCTATTAACAGAGCGCCAAGCCCATTTGTACCAAGAAGTAGCAATCAAACCCAAGAGGACGCCGAGAGCGTTCGTTGGAAGAAAATCGCTGGAATTATAAAATAACCAGTATAACCAAAAATTTGGAGAAAATTTATTATGGCTAACGTATTAGAAAGACTTACAGAAGGCACGACCTTCCACAATAAGTCAAAAGAAAGTGCAGCACTACTAGCAAAGTGGGAAAAGAGTGGCCTACTAGAAGGCATCAAGGACGACCATAACCGTGGCGTTATGGCAACCCTACTTGAGAACCAAGCAAAGGAACTACTCCGCGAAGCCAACGCAATGTCAGCTGGCGATGTTCAAGGTTTCGCAAGCGTTGCGTTCCCAATCGTCCGTCGCGTATTCGCTGGCCTAATCGCCAACGATCTAGTCTCAGTTCAACCAATGAGCCTACCAAACGGTCTAGTATTCTTCCTTGATTTCAAGTATGGAACAGAACTTGGTCTAGAAGGTGACAAGATCCGCACCAAGACTGAATCAATCTACGGAGATCGCGTAGGTCAAGCAGTTCGTGAAGGCGTTCGTCTAACCGGTTACGACGAAGAAGGTCGTGATAACGCAGCCAAGGGTTACTACAACCTAGGCAACGGTTTCGGAACTGCCCGCGTTCTTGTTCCAACAACAGGTGATAAGTTCACTGCAGTCGTTGGTTCACAAACCGGCACAGCTTTCACCGTTAAGGCGCTTGGTGAAGGTCTTGCAGAAGAGTTCAAGGCTCTTATCCGTTGGGATGCAGATCTACTAGCACAAACCGATCACAGCGCATCAGTTTACCAAATTAAGCTATCAGAGCTAACAAGCGGAAGCGTTAAGTTTGGCGATCTAATCGCAGAACAAGATGTCTATTCAGTCAGCGTTGTTTCTGGTGCATTAAAGGATAACGTTGCAACCGCCCCTGTTACAGCCGAAACCTGGCAAGCATGGGAGAAGCTTGGTTACCTCCTATCAGGTTCAACCGCAGCAGTTTGCGCAGATGCAAAAGTTGTACATCGCCTTAGCAGTGTTGTAAAAGACTCAGCAGGCGACAAGTGCCTACGCATTGTTGTTCTAAGCAAGGGCGCAACCCCATTCACTGGATCTTCACAAAAGATCGTTCTACAAGTTCCAATCAAGGATCAAATCGTTGGCGCACCAGCAGACAAGACCGACGCTGGCCTTGGAATCCTACTATCGCAACAACCATGGGCGCTAGAAAAGGCAACTGAACTACCAGAGATCCAATTAAAGGTAGACAGCTTCTCCATCACTGCTCGTAGCCGTAAGCTAAAGGCAGCTTGGACACCAGAACTTGGCCAAGATCTAAACGCTTACCACAACCTTGATGCAGAAGTTGAATTAACCTCACTTCTATCAGAACAAATTGGTTTAGAAATTGACCAAGAAATTCTAAACGACCTTATCAAGGGTGCAACAGCAGCAACCAAGTATTGGTCACGCCGCCCAGGTAAGTTCCTAAACCGCCGTACCGGTCTAGACATTGGTTATAACCTACCAGGTGCAAGTGGCCTAGATGGCTATGCGGCTCCACCAGACTTCACTGGTAACGTTTCAATGTGGTACGAAACACTTCTAGAAACCGTTAACGACGTTTCAGCTGACATCCACCGCAAGACTCTACGTGGCGCAGCAAACTTCATCATCGTTTCACCAGAAGTTGCAAATATCCTTGAATTCACCGCAGGGTTCCGTGCAACCGTTACCCACGATGCAGACAAGGGTTCAACCGGTGCAGTTAAGGTTGGCGCTCTAAACAGCAAGTTTGACGTTATCGTTGATCCATACTTCCCACGTAACGTAATCCTCGTTGGACGTAAGGGTGCATCATTCCTAGAAAGTGGTTATGTTTATGCTCCATACGTTCCACTACAAACATCACCAACCATCTTTGATCCAAACGATTTCACCCCACGCAAGTCAGTTATGACTCGCTACGGTAAGACAATGGTTCGTCCAGACATGTACGGCCTAGTCATCGTAACCGATCTAGAAGGTTAATAAAAATTAAAAGTCTCTAAGACTGCCCCGCTATCGCAAGATAGCGGGGTTTTTTATTGTATAAAAACTATTTATTAAACAGAGGAAAAATAAATGGCATATCCGGATCTACAGCCTGTTTCTAAAATGAGCAAAAGTATACTCCCGCCAACTGGCACAACTGCCAATGTTGTAAGTGGAGCATTACCGTTTGGTGTTTATGTAAATGATGAATACTGGACAGGTGAGCAAATTGATATGTTTAAACAGGCTGCCGCTGAGCAGGTTAGCTTTGTTTATAAAAAGCTTGGTGGAGACGTGCTTGATATTGAATTAGTAGAAAGTCAAGTATATGCCGCATATGAAGAAGCAACGCTTGAATATAGCTATCTACTAAACCTACACCAAGGCAAGAATATACTTTCGCGTGTTCTAGGTGGGCAAACAGGAAGCTTTAACAGCGACGGCCAGCTAACAGGTAGTGATATAGATCCAAGTATACACGCAGAACTTAAGTATCCAAAGTTTAATCTTGGATATGCAAATAAGGTATCACGTGGCTATAGCTCAATGGTAAATGTTAACGGCGATCTACCTGTTTATAGTGGATCTTTTGCAACAATACCATCGGTACAAGATTATGATCTACAATCAATTATTCAAAGTGCAAGCCTACAGAGCGGTCAGGATTATAGTGGTAAAGTTGGATCGCGCCGTATAAACATTAAAAAAGTCTACTATAAAACTCTAGGTGCTGGTTGGTATTTCTTTGGATACTTTGGCGGCTTAAACGTTGTTGGCAACCTTAGCACATATGGTCAATATGCCGACGATAGTACATTTGAAGTTATTCCTGTTTGGCAAAATAAGTTACAGGCAATGGCGTATAAAGATGCGATCAAAACCCGCATCAGTGATTATAGCTATCAGCTAAAAAACAACAAAATACGTATATTTCCAGTACCAACAACAACTACACAAGTAAGATTCTGGTTTGAATTTACAATTGATGAAGATGGCCTAACAGAAGGGGCAGATTCTCCTGGTTCTGACGGGATTAATAACATAAACACGATCCCATTCCAGAATTTGCCATTTAATAAAATAAGTTCTATCGGTAAGCATTGGATACGCCGCTATGCACTTGCCCTATGCAAAGAGATGCTTGGCTATATCCGCAGTAAGTTTGGAAGTATCCCAATTCCAGGCGAAAATGTTCAATTAAATGGCACTGCGCTTGTTGCCGAGGGCAAGGCAGAATTAGCATCGCTTAAAGATGAATTAAATAAGATACTTGACGATACAACATACGATAAGCTAGCTGAGCGTGATGCCCAAATTGCAGAAAATGCACAAAAAATGCAAGCATTTGCACCAAATCTAATTTATACAGGTTAAAATAAATGGCTAAAAAGAAAAATAAATGGGAACAGCCAGAGGCACCACCTCCACAGCTATTTACTGGTCAAAAAGAGCGCGATCTTGTAAAGCAGATAAACGATGAAGTAATAGAGCGTGTTATTGGTCAAACTGTTCTATATTATGCAATTTCACTTGAACATACAAACTTTCATCCACTTTATGGTGAAGCTATAAATAAGACATTTTTACCACCAATTAAGGTAAATGCTCTTGTTGATTGGGAGGGTTTTACAACTGTAACAAATAACTTTGGTATTGATCGTCGTCCAAGTATAACAGTACATTTCCATAAACGCAGATTAGTAGAAGATCAGGATCTATATGTACGAGTTGGAGATTTTCTATTTTATGGAGAGAATTATTTTGAAATTATAACATTAAACGAGCCAAAGCAGCTATTTGGAAGTAACACACAACGCATGGAAATAGCCGCAAAATGCATAAAGGCACGTGATGGTCTGTTTAATGCAAAATAAAATAGATTTTCAGTAATATATACACTAATTATTATAAATTTGTGCTGTTATAGGCAGAATAATAGACCAAGGAGAAATCACTAAATGGCAGTTGAAAACTTTAGATTTGTATCGCCCGGAGTACAAGTTAACGAAATAGATAATAGCGTATTACCGGTTGTGCCACCAAAATTAGGTCCACTCGTAATTGGTCGCACTCGTCGTGGACCACTAATGCAACCATTTACTGTTACAAGTATTCCACAACTTGAAACTGTATTCGGACCTGCATCAAATGGTATTGTTGGTCTAGCCGATGTTTGGCGTACTGGCGTTCCAACTGCGCCTACCTTTGCAACATATGCAGCACAAGCATACCTAAAAAATAATGATCCAGTAACAGTTGTTCGCGTTGGTGGTATTCCAGCTGTTGGTTCACTGAAGCCAGGTTGGAAAATTACTCAAGCAAAAGCAGCAGACACAACCGATGGCTCAGAAGCAGGTGCTATTGGCATCATCATCCACGATAAAGAAGCAACCAACAACTCAACGGAAGCCGGTGGAGTTGGAACACTAGTAGGTGTTATCTACGCTAGCGGCGCATTAGTTAAATTAGCTAATGCGTCCAACGGTAAAAGTTCTCGCCAGCTTACCACAGGCGATAAGACCTTTAAGATTAGTATAAAAGTAGGAACAGGAGAAGCAAAAGAATATCCTGTAAGTGTAGAGACACTAAGAAGCGTACTAAATACAAACCCAACTGCTCTAGGCACAGAACACTATTTCCTTGGTGAAACCTTTGAAAAGTCAATTGTTGACGTAACAGACAAATATGTTTCACTAGTTGAACTAGAAGCAGATGCTTCAAACTATGAATTTGAAGTTAAAAACGCAGAAACACCATACATCATCTCAGATGGAACCTCACCAGTACCACTATTTAAGCTTGTTGGTCTAGAAGGCGGTGCAAACGATTCACGAGATCTAAAAATCTCAATTGAAGACATCAAGCCAGCCAGCTTCCCGCAAGTTGATCCATATGCAACATTTAGCGTAGTTGTTCGTGCATTATTTGAAGGAACAGACGAAGTTGTTTATGAAAAATTTGAAAACTGCAGTCTAAACGTCAATTCTTCAAATTATGTTGCAAAAAGAATTGGAACAATGCATAGAAAATGGGATGTAGTAAATGGCGTTTATACAGAGGAAGGAGAATATGCAAACGTTTCTAAGTTTGTAAGAGTAGAAATGGCAGCAAACTCTGCACAACCTTCTGCATACCCATACGGCTTCCAGATTCCAAAATTCAAAACAGTAGTTGGAATAGTAAATACAACAACCCAAATTCCAGCGCTTCCATTAAAAGGCGAAGTAACTATAAATTCTGCAAAGACAAAAAATGTAGGTTTATTATCGGATCCATCAACAAATGCAGATCTAGTTGATTTTACTGCCCGCAGATCATTGGCTCTAGCACAAGATGCCTCTACTGCAAACTTTAGTCTTGGCTATTATAAAGCAAAGAAGTCAGATAATACAGACGTTACTTCTCAGGCAGACTACTCAAAGATTACTAAATTTACATACGAAACAACATTAGCAGCAAATGACTATACCAAATATGGCCTAATCAAAGGATTTGACGTTCCGCTTATGGGTGGATTTGATGGTTTAGATGTTACACAAAGAGAACCAATCATCAATAATGATAGCGCTCATCTGGGAACCGATAATACTTTTGCAACAGAAATCGTAAATCGCGCACTTGATATCATCGCCCCAGCAGAAGTTGTTGATTTTAATACACTTTGCGTACCAAACGTTAAAAATGCAACTCTACAAGCAAAGATGCTACAAATCTGCAAAGCTCGCGGTGATGCATTAGCAGTAATTGATCTTGCAAACGATTATAAGTTTGATTATGAAAACGGTGGTTCTCCTGCTGTTCCAAGTGTTGAGCAAGCGATTTCATCAATTGAAAATTATAACAACAGCTACGGCGCAGCATACTTCCCAGCTGTATTCGTACCATCAGCCGGTATCTATATGCCAGCATCAATTGCTGCACTAGGTGCCTTTGGCGGTAACGATGCACGCAGCGCAGTTTGGTTTGCACCAGCAGGATTTAGCCGCGGTGGATTAAGCGACGGCACATCGGGTTTAGCTGTCTCAAAGGCGTCAATTGCATTAACAAGCGCACAACGCGACAGACTATATGAAAACAACATTAATCCAATTGCAACATTCCCAGGTGCAGGCGGAGTTGTTATCTTCGGTCAAAAAACATTACAACGTACACCAAGCGCACTTGATCGCGTAAATGTTCGTCGTCTAGTTAACCACGTAAAGAAAGAAGTTTCAAGAGCAGCCGTAAATGTTATCTTTGAGCCAAACGTAAAAGATACATGGGATAACTTCAAGGATGCCGTAAATCCATTCCTAGCAAACATTAAAGTTAACTACGGCCTAGAAGAAGCAAAGGTTGTATTAGATGAAAAAACAACAACTGCTGACTTAGTTGATCGTAACACAATGTATTGCAAGATTTACTTAAAGCCAACCCGCGCAATTGAATTTATCGCAATTGACTTAATTGTTACAAACTCTGGCGCAGTATTTACAGAATAATTCATAGGAGAATAAAAAATGAGTTTTTGGAGTAGCCCAAGCCTAGACCCAAAGCGCCAATTTAGATTCAAGGTAAAATTTAAAGGAGCCGGCGCAGAAGCACCTGTTTATCTTGCACAATCAGCAGAGCGTCCAATTTATACAGTTAGTGGAAATACAAAAATTGACTTTCTTGATAAGAGTTTTAACTATCCAGGTAAAGTCACATGGAACGACATCAAGATTAAATTTATTGATGGTGTTGACAAAAATGAAAATATGGCCTCACAAGCATATAAATACCTTACAGCAGCCGGATTTATCCTTCCAAATAACGTAAATGCAGCAGCCGGAACAGGTTTTAGTACTATCTCTAAAAATGGAGCAATTATAACAACCGTTAAAGTTGAACCACTAAAAACAGATGGCACTACAGCAGAAACATATACATTAAACAATGCTTTTATTACAACTGCAGGTTTAACTGGATTTGACTACGGACAGGAAGGTTTTGCGACAGCAGAATTTACATTAAAGTACGACTGGGCTTCATACGAATAATAAAAGCCTTTAAATAAATAAAGCCGCGACTATTTATAGTATAAAACTATAGGAGTCGCGGCTTTGTCATTTTGGTCAAGCAGTCCAGACATTTCTCAAAAACATAAATGGAAAGTTGAATTTAAGGGTGAGCTTTTAAAGGGCCAAGGCGATAATAAAGTATTTTTCGCTAAGTCCGTAGATAAGCCATCATACACAGTTAAAACAACAAGCTATAAGTATCTTTATAGCCATGAATTTAAATTTCCAACGCGTATAAGCTGGAATCCTATCCGCTTATCGCTATATGATGTTATAGAAAAAGGTGTGGCAACAAATGTACATTCTATGTTAACTGGCTTTGGATACAAGCCACCATATAGCGAAGACACAGGAAATGAAATAGTTTCCACTTATCACTTCAAAGATAGATATAAATTGACAGGTTTAAATATAATTCAGCTTGGGTCTGGTAGTGGCGATAAAACCGAGCCAAAGCAAGAAATTTGGTCTTTGAAAAATGCACTAATAACGGATATAAAGTATGATACACTAGATTACTCGTCCGATGCACCTGTAGTAATTGAAATGACAATAGCATATGATTGGGCAACACTAACCCAATAGAAAGAATATAAATGAAAAGCGCATTAGAGGAAAAATTAGAGCAATTAAAGAGTGGAGCAGGTCAAGAAACAGCAGCGGTAGTAGCGCAAAATAGCATAGCAGCCGTTGCACAAAACTACGATAAGTTAAATTTCGTTACTCCGATTGAAGTAGTTGATCTGCCATCAGAAGGTAGATTCTACCCAGAAAATCACCCTCTGCATAATCAAAAAACAATTGAAATTAGGCAGATGACTGCAAAAGACGAAGATATTTTAACCAATCGTTCGTTTATAAAAAAAGGCATTGTTATTGATAAATTCATTGAGTCAATAATTGTAAATAAAAGTATACCTGTTCATACCCTGCTTGTTGGCGATAAAAATGCAATTGTTATCGCAGCAAGAATAACTGGTTACGGCCAAAGTTATGATGTCTCAGTTCTTTGTAGCGAATGCGGCACTAAAAACAATAGACGCGTAGATTTAAATGATGCGGTAGTAAATAAAGGTATAACTGCATTAGAAGGCTCAGAAGACTCAGCAATATTACCAAATGGCAATATCCTGCTAAAACTGCCAAAGACTGCATGGATTGTTGAGTGCAAGATTCTAAATGGCGAAGATGAAATTGCATTGCTTAAAATGGCAGAAGAGAAAAAAAGAAACTCTACAATTGAAGACATAACAGGCACGCAGCAATTACAGATTATAGTTAAATCAATAAACGGCGTTGCAGATAAAGACATAGTAGAAAAAGGTATCGGCGCAATGCCAGCAGCCGACGCAAAGCATCTAAGAAAGAAATACCAAGAGTTAATACCAGATATCAAAATTAAACATAAATTTGCTTGTGAACTGTGCTTAACGGTTCAAGATGTGGAGGTTCCTTTTACACAGGAATTTTTTTGGCCTAAGTGATGATTATATGGAGTCTGTGTATAATCAAATGTTTGACCTCAAGTATCATGGAATGTGGTCTTTTATAGAAATATACAATCTCCCAATAGGCTTAAGGAAATGGTTTGTAGAGCGTCTCTCAAAACAAATTAAAGAAGAAAACGAAGCAAATAGGAAATAGAAAACGGGTTTAACGCCCGTTTTTTATTTGGTTCCTAATTATAGATATTGAGGGAAATACATGGCGGATCCAAATATAAGTGAAGTTATGGCAAGAATTACTGCGATGGAAAAACAGGTATCGGCAAATAACATTGCTACTGCCGGTAAGACAATTGACCAAATCCGTGAAGAATTTAATGCTGCCAAATTTAATTTAATTATGGAGATAAATACGCTGAAAGAGGAATTGCCAACTCTTTCTGCTGCAATGAAAAAAATACACGATGAAACAAAAGCAAGATTAGAAGGGCAAGTTCAAAATCAAAAAAAATTACAAGCAGAACTTGCACAATCACTAAGTGGTTTTTTTAAACTAAATGAAGTTGAAGCAAAGCAATATTTTACCCTAATAAAGCAAGTTTCCGAAGCAACAGGACCAGCCCTAGATGCCGCAAAGCGGGCGCTGGCGGATTATTCAAAGCAGTTAATGACGGACGATAAAATCACGGCTAATTTTGCAGAAAATCAAGCAAAATATCTTGAAATTATCAAAAAGAACATAATTGACAACGGATCGGCAATTAAGAATCTTTCAGATGGACCAATTAAAGCCCTCTTACAAGATGCAGCAAGAGTTGCAGGCGTAAAGGATGATGAAAAATTAAGCGCAGAGCAGCTTAATAAAGTCCTAAAAGAACTTAAGCTAACGCAGGAAGCAGTTATAGCCGATAAAGACTTAATTGTTTCTTCGGTAGCAGCACGTGCAGCTGCATATGGTAATCTTACAACGCAAATTAATCGCACAAATGAAGAATTAAAGATTCTTAATGAAGCGCAAAAAAGCGTTGAAGAAAATGCAGAAGTATCAGGTAGAGCAACGAAACATATGGCGGCAGGAATGTCGGCGTATGCTGATTCTTTGGCGATGGCATCTTCAAAGTCTAATTTATTTTCTTCTGTATTATTATCAAGTTTAAATTTTAGCAAGGCGCATGACGGGTTTAGTATGCTCAAGGGCGCAGTTGGTGCGCTTAAAGATTCTTTTATAGATTGGGAAGGTGCAATTAACCGTGTATTTAACTTTTTAGATGAACGCGTTGTTAAAAGTACATTCCTGTTTAATAAAATAGGCGCAGACGTAAACAAGATGACCGGCGGGCAGGGAGAAGCTTTTAATAGGGCTGTAACAAATCCTGGTGTCATAAAAGGTGATGTATTTGGTATCCGCGAAAACTCTATGCCACAGCTTGCAGCATATGGAGTTACCTTAAAAGAATTAGGTAATTCATATGCCGCCCTATCAAATACAATCGGTAACTTTAATAATCTAACAGACAAGCAAAGACTGGCATTAGCTTCAAGCGCAGCAGCATTTAAGGCACTGGGAGTATCCGAAGAACAATATGGTGAAGTTACAAAGATATTCATGGGTACAACAAAAATGTCCATACAGGCAGCCCGTGAACAATTTGAACAGCTATCAAAAGACGCTCTTGGATTAGGAGTTAATGTTGCTAAATATGCGTCTGAATTTAAACAGAGTATAAATCTAATAACCGGTTATGCAAAAGAGGCAGTTGCGGTATTTAAAGAATTAAACGGCTTAGCGCAACTAACAAATAATGTTATGTCTGCAACTGATTTTGCATCCTTCTCGGATAAATTTAATACACTTGAAGGCGCAGCAGAGATGACATCTAAGCTAAATGCTGCCCTTGGAGGTATGTCAATTAATCTTCAAGAGATGGCAATGGCTGAAAGTCCAACTGAGCGGATTATGACAGTATTACGCGCAGCAAAAGAATCTGGCGTTGAATTTGCAAACCTAAATCGCGGTTTTAAACAATTACTTGCAGAGCCTTTTGGTGGTGATTTAACAAAAGCTGCATCATTCTATAAACTTTCAGAAAATCTAGGCGATGTCCAAGCGAAACTTGAACAAGCTGCCGCTAGCGAAGAAGAATTAGCTAAAAAACGAGCAGAGAGCGTATCAGCTCAAGAGAAGCTAGCAGCGGCATTAGATAATATGAAAATAGCCTTAACCCCTATTTTAGATATCTTCTCTGGCCTTGCGTCTGTTGTTAATTACCTAAACAAGCACATGAGTCCAACTGGTACTTTGGCACTAGGATTGGGCGGATTAGTTACTTTAGCAGTTTATGCATGGAATAGATTTGCAACATCGGCAGTGAATAGCGTAAATAGAGTTACAGCATCTTTTGGAGTAATGAGCGCGGAACTTAAAGCAATAACAGCGCAGCTACAACAATTAAATGTGACTCTTGGTATGACAGCAAATGCAGCTAAAAACATATCAGTTGACGCGAGAGGAGTGATAGGCCCAGGACTTGCAAAGCCAAGTAGTTTTAAATCCATGATGGGATCTGCTGGTGGTTGGATGATGGGCGCAATGCTTGCAACATCAGTCCTTGGTTCACTTGGTAAAAAAGCCTCAGAAGCAGAACAGTCCGTAATGCAAGATGAAACAATAAAGGCAGATGATGCCGAGGTTGTTCCAAGTTCAATAACAAAACTATCTACAAATTATAATATTAAAAACTTGGCAGACAACGGTCGTACAAATGTAAGCGTTACTGCGCCAAATGGCGCAACACAAAAAATTAGTGGCGATCCAAACGATAAAGTAATATTAGCAAAAAGCGGTGGCGCTATTGCAAACGGATTAAACGCATTATCTAATCTAAATCTAGGTGGTATGCTTGGAAATATTGGTACAGGTATCTCTTCTGCGATGCAAACAGCGCTTTCTTCTTTTGGAGGCGCTATTTCTTCGCCAATTACAACAATTTCTAATTATTTTTCACCAAACGGCACAGCTACAAGAATGCAGGCAAGCGTAGAAACACTTACTGCGACAAATAAAATGACAACAACAGAATTAACAAATTCCAAGACAGAAAATAAAAAGAGCTTTATGCAGGAATTTAAAGAGATGTTGTCATTTAACGCTCAAAGTCCTGCGTCAAATAACTTCTTTAAGATTAGAATAGGCGATAAGGAACTAGATACTGTTGCAGACCTAGTTAAGAAAGAAGCGCTAAGAGAAGTCCCAGAGATAGCAGCAAGAGCAATTGGTTCAAAAGTTAACGTATAGGGTATAAATAATGGAATTTGCAGAACATTTAAAAATTAAAATTGTTGATAATATTCAAAGTAAACCGGTAAATTTTAAAGCATATCTAACGGATTCAAACGTTGATTTTAAGCTAATGGATCAAACAATGGCATATGCGCCGCTTAGCTTCAGAAATAATAAAATACATACACGTACAACTATATCTACAAAATTAAGCTTTGATATATTAGCTGAAAGCCACGCAGAGGCGATATCTAATTACCAAAATTTAGATTTTTTATTGGAGGCAATAAAACCTCAATATACAGTTATAAACCAGCAATATTTACCTGATCTAAAAAACTCATTTGGATTAATATCTTTAATGTTCCGCGGTCTTAAACCACTAGAAGATTCAAAGTTTATATATCTTGAACAGTTTGAATATCGTATAATTAAAGATATGGGATTCATAACAACAACTGACCAAAAATTAATGCCAATTGGGTTCTCACTATCAATTGGTGGAAGAATCCTACAAGAATTCAAAGAAAATGTAAGAGGTATCTATAATGTTTAATAGATACGCCAGCACAAAAGCAATTGTAAACAATAATCCTCTTTATAAAAATATTCTTAAAGATAAAAATTTAAAACTTATAAATCAATATGAGACTTTTGATTTTAAAAATTTAAAAAACATAGAAGAAGCCGGTATTGCATATGTAGAACATACGGTTAAACCATTTGAAAGAATGGATCAGATTTCACAAAAATATTATGGAGCGCCAGAATATGGCTGGCTTATATGCTATACTAATCAAATTGGGAGCGAGTTTGATCTAAAAGAAGATACTGTTCTAAAAATTTATATTCCTCTTCTTTCTGTGTTAGGATTATTATAATGCCAAATTATTACGAAAACAATGAATTGCAAAAAATATTAATTGCAATGTCTGATAAATTACAGAATAAAATTATATCAGAGGCCATCGCAAATGGACTTCCGTATAATAATTCTCCAAAAGTTATTAAAATTGATCCATCTAAAAAAACTGATCTATCCGAGACAGAAAGCAAGGATCTACTAGTAAAAGAAAGACATTTGCTTTCTGGATTGCCGGCACCATCTGAGCAAATGGCGGCTGAATTATTTTCAAACAGAGAAGAACCAATAGAATTTAGTTATGTTTTATCTCATTACGTAACTGTTGTGGTCCAAGGGAAGAAAGGCTCAGGCGAGAAAGATAAAACATATTATTTTAATATTGATGAAGCAAATAAATATCTTTCTGGTCGTGTATTTTTTAGAAAAGTAGAAATTACAAATGATAGTAAAAGCATCTATACGTTAAAAACAAATTATACAGTTGTACTTGAAGTGGGTTTTACATATTTTGGTAACTTATTAGAAGAATGTCTTGTTTTAACAAATATAAATGATCCATCTGATATAATAAACTATGCTCCGATTAAATTAATTTATAAATATTTTGATACAATCGGACTGCCGTCAGAAGATAAAAGCCTAAGAGACTCAGACGGGATTTTCTTAAATCAAGAATTAAATCTCATTGACCCAGCTAGATTTTCGGAGTCTATATCGCTTGGATTATCAAAGATTTATAAAAGCTATCATTTAACATATGCAAAGCATGAATTTGATGTGTTTAAATCATCTGAGCCTATTAATAATTTTTTAGAAAATACTTTAACTATAACATATATTGCCTATGAAAGTGATCTAGAGCGTAAACTAGCTCCATCGTCAGAGACTCCAAGAACATCAGACAATCTCTATGCCTTGTTAAAAGACGCAGCAAGTATAAGAAATACAATAGCTGGTGCCGCAGGAGCAACAAATCTAGAGTTAGATATATGGGATATACAGAGAGCCAGTCAGGAATACTCTGAGTGGAAAACAGTTTTGGATCTTGCAAATGAAGATTTAAGCTGTGCATTAGTGTATAAATCATTAAAAGACGATGATCCAAACAAGGCAGCGCTTTCGGCTTGGTCTGCAAGCAGCACACCAGAAAATATAAAGCAAATTAGAGGAAGATTAAGCGTAATAAGAGGGAAAATGTCTGATATTTTTTTTAGAATTGATAGAACATTAATTACTTATATTTTAGCTAGATGTGTAGTTTATGAAACAGAAATAGATTCTAATTTAATTAATGCCTTTGAAGCTAGTAATAAATTAAAAAAGTTTGAAGATAATCTTTTGAGTGTGCTTGGAAACACAGCTGCGTTCGTTGCCAGCGCATATATGGGAAATATAGTGCAAGCAGGAATTTCCGGTATAGCATTGGCTTCGGATTTATATGAAATAATAGTTGCAAAAACAATAGTAAGACATCCACAAAATATTACAGCAATAAGAAGCGTTGCAGAGTCTGGGGTCAATGTCAAACTGGCAGAGACTTTTTTCAATAGAACAAAACGTAGAAGTGGAGAATTAGGTTTTTTTACAACCGGCTTGCTTGGCATGGGTGTCAAGGGTGTGGCAAGTACTGCCGGCGCTCTAGGCATACAATGGGCCGAACGAGCATCAAATAGAATATCAAAAAATGAAGCTCTCGCAGATGCAGCAGGACACAATCTTGAAGGAGTGGCAAATCAACAGTTATTAGGTACAAGCGTTGGAGGTGACGATGAAACATCCGCAAAGATTGGAATATTGAAAAAATATCTAGATAATGACTTTAAGCTAGAGCTTCCAGAAGAAGGCTCTGGGGATATTCAAAAAATACAGTTTATTCTATTTGGCGATTTATTAAATATAATGTTAGAAGCTTCAAATAACTCAACCATTGTAACAGGAGGAAAATTCATAATTGATGATCCGCTATTAGGTACGGCATCATATGTAAATATAATGAATACGCCTATCCTATTATCTAATCTTACTAAATTTTTAAAAGAAAGAATACTTGATACAAATAGAGAGATGTTCTACTCTACAGATCTTTTTATAAAGGAATGTTATGAGTCTCTATTAAAAAACGCTCTTTCTGCAGCTAACGGATTTAAAGAGTATGAAAATTTTTTCCATTCAAATATAAGAATGGTACATACGATACATAAAGAAGGTGATGACTTTAATAAAGTGATAGCATATACGCGCTTTGGACTTAATACCGCAAACAATACTCAATTTAAAGAATTTGCAAAATATTTAAGAAAATCACAAAATATTTTAAGAAAAAGTGGAACATCCGATACTTTACAAAAAATATTTATGATCGGCAGCGAGGAAGAGATTAAATATTTTGACTTCTATCAGTCGTATGATAGAAAAATAGCAGGCTTAAAAGCAACAACAGCAGATCCAGACAAGAAAGCTTATTATGATAGCATGCTAAGGAGATACAGCCAAACTGGTCCTGATTCTTTTCAAGATTATATCATTAGAGAAAACTGGATACCATGCATACCAGTGCAGACAACCAGTAGAACTGATTCTATTATCAAATCAAAATATTTATCTTTTTCAAAGATAGACAATCCTAATATTACCATGGGAAACATACAAGGTGGATTACCGATATTTAGATTGCCGTATTCGGTGAAGGCAAATTTTAAAATTTATCTATCTTTTTTCCTAGATATAGGAAGTATATTTTTCGTGGCACCACCAGACACAATGATATTTGATGATCTTGGACGCGTAGTCGCAGCAGAGAATGTTTCTAATACATTTGGCTTTGGAGGTCTGTATGTTGTAAATTCTTCAAAACTGGAATATCATTTCCAAAGACTTGAAGATAATAATATAACGCTACCAAACGAAGAATCAAAATTATCTCTTGGTGGATATATGTTAAGTTGGGGCGACTCTTTAATGAAAAGACCTCAAGAGTCAAATAAATTAATAGATAAATGCAAAGATTTGGTTCCACGCATACCCGGTTCGGAGATACCAACTGGTGCGGGAGTTGCTACTGGCGCTGGTTCAGCAGCAATAGACCCAGCAGAGGCAGAAAGACTTCGCAGAATACGTGAAAAGGATTTCGCAGCAGCCTTTGAAGCCAGCTTCAAAGGAAGCAGCGCTAGGTAATAATTTATGAAAAAAAATTTAAATCCACCAGATTATTTTATTGGCAATTCATCTCTACAAAGATATCATCTTGCCGAATATTATAATGATATTTTATTTGATGAGCGCTTCTATCCATATATTTTTGATGCATCAACTGCTCGTTATTATGGATTAAAAAATACAAATGGTTTATTGGTTTATCCAAAAGAAGAATACTTAAAGCCATATGAATCATCTAGTGGAATATATTATAAGAATTTATTTTTTGTAATTGATGCCTTTGATGAATTTAAGAAATATTATGACAAATACTTTGAGATCAACAAACTCCAGAAAAATATGAATGTTTATACATCCATAGAACACTCAGGCGGTGCAAAAACACTAGATGATCTTTATATAAATTACATAAACTATATTTATAGAAGCTTTAAGACCTACCTTGATGATTCTATGCAGATAAAAATAAGAAATTTTAAAGATTTCTCAAATCATCTAGTTAATTTTTTAACAGAAGTTATCGCAATTGGGCCTATAACAAGAAGCGGATTTATAGAAAGCCAATATTGTGATACATTATTAAATGGATTAATAATAAGTGTTGATTCTACTAATAAAGATTCAACAATGACAGAAAACATTAATCGTTACTTAAACGATCAAAATTTTAATATATTTTTAGAAACAGCAAAGAGATTTGGTTTCATGGTTGACAAACACGCTCCTTGGCGTATAGTAGCTGATCTTGATTCTCCTGCGATGAAAAAATACTATGAACCTTATGGATTAATAGACAAAGAAGATATTTTTAAAAAATTATATTTTCATCCGTATGAAAGTGACAAAAAAGCTCTAAGAGCAATTATAATTTCTTTCTGGAATACATATGTGGAAAAAGCAGAAACTGTTGTTGAAGTTGACTCAATTAATAATTGTGATAAACATCATTATACAATATCTAGACCTCTAGGAGTTGAGGAAAGCCTATTTGATAGATATTATGGTGATCCTTGGTTTATAAGATTGTTTATCTATTTAAGGGTCTTGGAATCAAATATAGAGATTACCCAAACAAATTTTGAGTCATTTGTTAATCAAGCACTTATGCTAGCAAAATATAACGGCGAAACAGCTAGTAATGAATATATTGCAAATCGCATAAATAAAGATAGCGGAACTGTCAAGTTGACAAAGCTTGAGGAACTTGGTAAGGTATTGCAGCAAAGACCAACAGGTACGTTTAAAAGACCAAAAATATCTTTTTAAAGAGGTACGTATGATTTTTCAAGTTCTTGATGATAAAGGTGAGTGCATCGGTATTTATCAAGATGGCGAACTGTATTTTAGTGACGCGCCCGAAGGCATGGAAAAAACATGGAGCTATTCATCGGCGCTAAAAGATCTAGATATTCAATACGCAAGCATCTATGCAGGCGGTAAGAAGCTAGAGGAGGTCTGTCCGCCAGAACTAAAGCGCGAATACGAGAGAGTTTCTCTGCGTATCAAGGCTCATGTTGCAGCGTTCAAGACAGCTAAACTAAATCCAAAAGAAAACTGCATCTATGACCTTATTCCTCATAAGACTCTAAAGGAGTTTTGTGAGCTTAAGAATAGGATCTGCGAGCATGTCTTTCAAACTTACCCAAAACCAAAAGAATACGAATATTTTAAAAGTTTCGGTGAATTTATTGGCGACATTAGCGCAAGGGACATTAAACTTAATCGGTCATGGCTTTCGGGCAAGCTTTATGATATTCAAGCCCAAAAACTCTGGGAAAAAATAAACAGCATACAGCCGCATATCAAATATGACCAATTTGGTAGCGTTACTGGCCGTCTTGTCGTAACCGAAGATAGCTTCCCTATTCTTAATCTAAATAAGAAACTGCGCGAGGTTATTGTTCCACAAAATGATTGGTTTGTTGAGTTTGATCTCAACGCAGCAGAACTCCGAACAGCAATGGCCCTATTGGGCAAAACGCAGCCCGCTGGCGATCTCCATGAGTGGAGTGCAGAACATATTTTCCGTGGCGAGCTAAACCGCACAGAAGCCAAGGAAACGGCCACCAGTTGGCTTTATAATAGCACAAGCAAGAACGCCCTAAAATACGACAGCGAACTAAATGCGTTCTATAATAAACCTGCACTACTTGCGATGTACCACCTTGACGGCAAGGTGCATACGCCATTTGGACGAGAGATTGAGTGCGATACCTATCACGCTATTTCATATCTAAATCAAAGCACGCTTATTGATCTATTCCATCGTCAAATCCTAAAAGCAAACAGTATTCTTGATAACAAAAAAAGCTTTATTTCGTTCCTTGTGCATGATAGCCTTGTGCTTGATCTTTCGGAAAAAGAAAAAAGCCTACTACCAGATTTTATTCGGACTCTCTCTGACACAAAATGGGGCATCTTCCCTGTAAATGTTAAAATTGGCCGTAATTACGGCGAAATGAAAAAGATTAAAATAAAGGTTTAAAATGGATACAGTTATTGGATTAGGAAATGCTGGCTGTACGATTGCAGAACTCTTCAAGCAAAAATACAGCAACACGTATAAGATATATAAGATTGATGTTGACTGCGAGGATGGGTTTGCGCTACAACAGCAGAACTCTCCAGAGGAATACGAAAAAAACTGCCCAGACCTACGTCAGTATCTATCAGATACCGACGATGATATACTTTTTATTGTAGGCGGCGGTGGACAAGTTAGCGGTGCCTCGTTACGGATTCTAGAACAGATAAAACATAAAAATATAAACGTCCTGTATATTTGTCCAGAAAGCGATCAGATAGGCCAAGTGGCATTTTTGCAGCATAGGCTTGCATTTAATGTCTTTCAAGAATATGCTTTTTCTGGTCTATTCCGTAAACTTTTCCTTGTCCACAATAAAAACTTAGCCAATATAATTGGCGATGTACCTATTTTTGAGTATAATGATCGCATAAATAGCCTAATTGTAGACTCAGTCCATTACCACAATATTTACAATAACGTAAGGCCGGTAATGAGTACCCTCGGGAAGCTTAAAGACAATAATAGATTATGCACCTTTGGACTCTATAGTAGCGAAAATAATAGCGAATCCGTGTTTTTTGACATGCAGAATATAGATGAAAAAAGGTATCATTTTTTCGTAAATAACGATGTCCTGAAGACGGATGCGAAACTATATAAGAATATAAAGGAGACTATAAGCCGCCAAGAAATCCGTTCCTCATACCAAATATTAACAACCCAGCATCCGCAAAGTTTCTGCTACATAGAAGGTTACACAAACCAAAATCAAGCACTTGACAGCAACTAAAACTTGGGTTACAGTACGGTTCATAAGGAGGCAACATGAAGGCTTATCAAGGTACGTTTGTTAAGAAGACCGGTGAACGACGCACGATGCGTTTCGTAAAGCTATCTGATCTCCCACAGAGTTTTTTTTCTGGTAAGATCAAGGGCACCGAAAAGCATAGTCTCCCTGCGGGCAGCGAGCTTGTATGGGATATTGACGAGCAGGATTTCCGAGTTTTCAACAACAACACAGTAGTTGACACACCCAGAGAGTTTGAGTATACTCTCTCTTAACAGTTGGCGGGAGATTCACCGACCAACACACAAGGAGCAAGACCATGGCGATTGATATCAAGAAGATGAAGGCGAAGCTAGCGGCACTACAAAACAAGGGTGGCGGTAAGACCAACTTCTTCAAGCCCGAAGAAGGCAAGAAGTATGGTATTCGTGTAGTAGGTACGGCGGATGGTGATCCTTTCAAGGAGTACTGGTTCCACTACGAAATTGGTAAGAATTCAATTCTTTGTCCAAAGAAGAACTTCCAAGAAGAGTGTGCAATCTGTAACTTTGCGAGCAAGCTCTATAAGGAGAACACCGAAGACAGCGCCAAGATGGCTAAGAAGTTCCTAGCCCGTCAGCGTTTCTTCTCCCCAATTGTAGTACGCGGGGAGGAGAAGGATGGGGTCAAGATTTGGGGTTACGGTAAGAACGTTTATCAAGACCTTATCAACCTAGTTCTCAACCCAGACTACGGTGATATCTGTGATCCAGATAGCGGTACCGATCTAAGTCTACAAACTGGTAAGGCTCCTGGTGCGCAGTTCCCAACCACCAAGCTAACACCAGCCCGTAATACCAGCCGCCTGTGCCAAGGCACCGATGACGAGTGCCGTGACCTCATGGAAAGTGTACCAAACTTTAATGAGATTCATGAGCGTAAGACAAGTGCCGAAGTTGCCGCTGCGCTAGATGAATACCTAAACGCTTCATCTACCGATGCGGACGCCGAATCTGCTTCAACTGAAACCGTAAAGTATGGTGCCAAGCCAACTAGCGCGGTTGATGCAGCTTTCGCTGATCTAATGGCCTAATATTGTTAGGCTAAAAATAGGACGGCGAGGGTGCTATACTGCCCTCGCCGTTCTTGTTTATTACACAGGAGAAAACACACAATGGCAAAAGCGTTTGACTTAGCAAGTTACAAAAAAACTATTGAAGTAAACAATGTAGAAAAAAAGAAAGATAAATATGTAGTTGTAGATGAATGCCTACAGGAAGTTATTGGTATTCCTGGTATTCCGCTGGGCCACATTACCCAGGTTTATGGTAAGAGCGATACAGGCAAGACCTCATTACTGTTCCATGCAGCTGCAAAGGCACAGGAACAGGGCGTACTACCAGTATTTATTATGACCGAAGGTAAGGTTGACTGGAACCGTGCTGCCAAGATGGGTGTAAATATCGATCAATGTATTAAAAATGAAGAATGTATGTATCTTGAAGAAGCATTTACTTTTATTGATAAAATTGTCAGTGATGTTTCAATGGGCGAGCTACCACAAGATGTACTTATCCTATGGGATTCAGTAGGGTCACTACCAAGCAAGGATGAAGTCAAGGAAAGCGACGACGGCACAACTGAAAAGAAAGCCAGCATGATGCGTGCAGCAAAGGCTATTCGCGAAAACATGCGCATCGTTCAACGCAAGATCAACGCTACCCGTAACTACAGTTATCCAAAGTATGTTGGTCTTATGATCCTTAACCAAGCATATACCCAACCACCTTCTTTTGTTGGTGGCCATAGCAAGATGGTGCCATATGGCGGTGACGCCATCTGGTACGCAGCCAGCGCAGTCTGGAAGATGGTTGGTAAGGGCAAATTAAGTGCCACTAAAGACGGTAAGAGCTTTGACTTTGGGCTTATCAGCAAGATCAGTGTTGAAAAGAACCATATCAGCGACCTCGCAATGGAAGGCGAATTTGTTGTAACGCCAGATGCCTTCCTACCCAATGAAGCCGGTAGTATCAAGAAATATAAAGATAGCCATCGTGAACAATGGGGAGAAGCAACTATTATGTCAGCCGAAACAGGTGAAGTTTTAGACGACTAACCTGCCCTTGACAAGAATCAGCCGCCAGTGTAGAGTAGCCTCTGCATTGGCGGTTTTCTTTTGGAGGTTACCGTGGCCGTATCTCTTTGTTGTCAATATTTAATTCCTCGTAAGAAGCGTGACGGCACGACTATTTATGAAAATATAATTGATGAAAAATCTCTTCAATTAGGCCAATATAAAGCAGGAAAATACAGTGAAGAGCGCATCCGTGACACGTATCGTCACAATGTTGATGAACATATTAAAATCATTCCTACGCTCGTTAAAGACAACATCCGAAGTTTCCGAATTAGCAGTTCGCTGCTCCCACTTTTTGAATTTGCTGGAAGCATTGCTCGTACAGATCAGGTGCTTATCAGCAAGCTTGGAATACTTGGAAGCCTATTCCGAGAAAATGACATTCGTGTAACAACACATCCTGGCCAATTTACAGTGCTTAGCAGTGATCGTGATGAGGTTGTAAAAAACAGTATTAAAGAACTTGAGTACCATGCATGGATGTTTGACATGATGGGACTTAGCGAGACAGCATACAACGCCATCAATATTCATGGTGGCAAAGCCGACAGGAGCGAACGGCTTATTGAGGTTATCAAGACGCTACCGGCAAATGTGAAAAATCGTTTGACGCTTGAGAACGACGAGAAATGCTACAATGTTAAACAGCTTATCCAGATTCATGAAAAGTGCGGTGTTCCTATTGTTCTTGATTCCCATCACTATAATTTTAATTCCAGCGATCTTGTTTATGACGATGCTCATATCGCCACTATGGGGACTTGGGGAAAAATCAAACCACTCCAGCACCTAAGTAACACAGAGCCTGGAATGGAGAACGGAAGTTTTAATGAACGACGTTCGCATTCAAATTTTATTCACTATATTAATCAGCATCAGCTTAATGCTCTACGCAATGACACAATTGATGTAGATCTTGAAGCTAAGATGAAAAATATTTCTCTCTTGAAGTTCCGAGAAGAGTATGGTATCTTTGTTTAAATTGCTTTGGAGGCAAACATGAAGGAAGAACTGGAAAATCAGATTCGTCAAAAGTATCCTAAAATGTTTATCAAGGAAACCGTCACAAAGCGGGATGGTACTACTTTTGAGCGTAATGCCTGCTGGGAAATCGCTGTTGGCGACGGCTGGTACGATCTTGTTGACTCACTCTGCGGCGTTATCCAGAACGAAGTGGACAACGAGATTATCCAGCACGGTTACCGCGTAAAGCGCGGCGAGGCCACCGAAGACGACAAGCCACGACAGGTTATCCCTGTCCAGATAAAAGAAAAATTTGGCGGTCTCCGTTTTTATATTGATGGCGGCAATGATCGTGTCCACGGCGCTATCCATGCAGCAGAAAGCATGAGTTACCGTATCTGCGAAAACTGCGGCAACCCTGGCAAGCCCAACAGCGAAGGCTGGGTTAAGGTTTATTGTGATCCGTGCAATGAGCTTGACAAGCGCCGCAGGGAAGAGTATAACGCCGAAATGGAAGCGCGAGCAGCGCAATACAGGGCGGAACGAGCCGCCAAGGAGCAGACAAATGGATAACGATGGCCCGCAGAACGAGATCATTATGAAGAAGACCGAGATTAGCAAGAAGAATCGGAGGTTACTCCAAGTTGGCTAAGAAGATGGCAACCACCTCCCAGTACGGCAACTTTCGTCATGGCGCTGTACTTGTTGGAGGCGGTAATGCTATTCTTGGTATTGGCGTAAATAATGAGAAATATTGTTCTGTAGGCGCAAAGCATCGTCATCCCAACAAGGGCGTTAGCACCTACCATGCCGAGATCGCAGCCCTGTTGAATCTGCCTCGCACTGCTACCAAGGGTGCAGTTATGTATGTTGCCCGTGCAAGCAAGGGCAGTCACGAAGATCGTATGAGTCGGCCTTGTCCCATGTGCCATGCCGTTATGGAGGAGCGTGGGATTAAGGCCGTTTATTATAGCGTTGATGATGACCATATTGGAACTTATAAGTTCTAGGGAGACTAAAATGGCTGAGAATTTTGAAGAAGTTAAAGTGACCGTAGATGGCGATAAAGTAAAGGCTGAAAGCGATAACAAAAAGCTTAAAAGCACTTTACTAGAGGATCTAATCAAGAATATGCCAAAACCAAAAAAGAAAAACTATACAAGTGTGAAAAATCGCGTACGTCCAATGAAAGAGGTAGCGGTTGTGCGTATGAGCGAAAATGGAACAGATATCAGCTCAGTTTCATCCTTTGGGCCACATCTGTTTGGCCGATACCCACTCAAGTGGCTGTATATTATGTATAATAGCGTAAGAGATTATTTCTTTTCCAAGGATAGCTATGCATTTTTACGCGTATCACTATATCGGGACACTGTAAAGGCAGCTGCATTAAGCGAGCCAAAGAAGCTACGCTATAAGGTTGGCGAACTTTATAAAAACGGAGTAGTCCCAAAGGATGAAAATGCGTAATAAACTGTTATATGAAGCTCTATATAAAGCCTATAATATTGCAGAAGGTCAATTTTCGGGTATACCGGATTGTTGCATTATTGAGTTCAATAATGGAAGAACTTGGCAATCAATGATTAACACGATAAAAACTCAAAAAGAAAAAGTGGAGATTACCAAAAATTGGGCTTATGTTCCATGCCAAGACTGTATTGATAATAAACGATATGGTCAAGTAAAAGAAGGCAATTCCCATATTGGAGAATTGCTGCTATTCCTAATGGAAAAGGCGATAAAACAAGATGAAAAGAATATTAGTAATCGATAGCCTAAACGCATTCGTCCGAGCCTATAGCGCCGATCCAACCGTTACTCCAAAAGGGGTGCCGGTTGGCGGCGTTCGCGGCTATCTAAAAATCCTACAAAAGATGGTTCGCGTTACGAATCCCGATAAAATTATTATCTGTTGGGATGGCGAAGGCGGCAGTAAGAAACGTAAGAATATGTTTGAGGGCTATAAGGCTGGTCGTAATCCTCTTACAATCAATAGCAATATCAAGGCAAGTGCAGAGGACGAACTAAAAAACCGTATCTGGCAGGAGACTCGTCTTGTAGAATATCTAAATTGCTTACCCATCGTACAAATTATTACAGATGGCGTAGAAGCCGACGATCTTATCGCACTTGTTTGTAAGGATGATAAGTTTAGCGATTACCAAAAAGTAATTGTAAGCAACGACAAGGATTTTATTCAGTTATGCGGTAAAGATACGGTCCTATATCGGCCAGTAAAGGAGCAGATTTTAAATATAAAATCTGTAGTTGAAGAATATGGCATACATCCCTATAATTTTGCTATCGCTAGGGCTATCGTGGGTGACACCAGTGATAATTTACCCGGTGTCAAAGGCGCTGGCCTTGCTACTATTGCAAAACGTTTCCCTTTTCTTGCAGAAGAAAAAGAATACAGTCTTGACGACATATACCTACACTGTCGCGAGCATACGGGGGAAGTCAAGATTTATAAGGGAATATTATCAGAACAAAAACAAATAAAGCTGAACCATCGCATGATGCAACTCCAATACCGTCTTGTACCAACCGAAACAAAAAAGCAGATCTTTCGCGATATCAAGAACGCAGAGTGTATTTACGATAAAGATAAGTATATTAAATACTGCACAGAAGACGGTTTTATGGATATAAATTTCAGCGAACTATTCAACCAGATGGAAAAGATTCAACTTGAAAACTGTACGGACAAGCGGTAGTATGTCTTCAACGGAGGAAGCATGAGCGAGCGTCAAGACTTTTCAGTCTACGGAACAAAATTTCAAGAAAACCTGTGTACCCTAATCCTAGATGATAGCCAATTTGCTGCGCAAATTGGTGAAGTTCTAGACTTTACATTCCTAGAACTAAAATACCTACGTACCTTTACCCAAAAGGTATATGATTACCGTAAGCGTTATGGTGTTCATCCATCACGCGACACAATGATGACCGTCATTAAGGCGGAACTTAGCAATGAAAACGAGGTTGTACAAAAGCAAACTCGTGAGTTCTTTGCCCGTATTATCAGCGATGGCATGATTACGGATGGTCATGAATATATTAAGGAAACCTCACTTGATTTCTGTAAGAAGCAGAAACTAAAGGAGGCCATGATCAAGAGCGTTGAACTTATTAAAAGTTCATCCTATGACGAGGTTAGCAAAACTATCAATGACGCACTCAAGCTTGGCACAGATAATAATCATGGTTACGATTATGTTGTGGACTTTGAGAAACGATTTGAGGTTAAAGCACGTAATCCAGTATCTATGGGTTGGGATCTCATTGACAATATTACTCGGGGTGGTCTGGGCCGTGGTGAACTTGGCGTCGTCATTGCTCCTACAGGGGCTGGCAAGAGTATGGCACTTGTCCATTTGGGTGCGAATGCTCTACGCCTTGGATACAATGTTGTTCACTACACTCTGGAACTCTCTGACAAGGTAATCGGTACCCGTTATGACAGCTGCCTTACGGGGCTTGGCCTAACTGATGTCTTTAACCATAAGGAGCAAGTCCTTGATATGGTCAAAAACCTAAAGGGCCACCTTATTGTCAAGGAATATCCTACGAAGAGCGCCAGTACAAACACAATCAAGGCCCATCTTGATAAATTAAAGGCTCATGGACACCGTGTAGACTTTGTAATCGTGGATTACGGCGATCTCCTAAAGCCAACAAGCAAGGAAAAGGAGAAGCGTGCCGAACTTGAGAGCATTTATGAGGAAATGCGTGGTATTGCCCAACTTCATAACTGCACTCTGTGGACGGCGTCACAGACCAACCGTACCGGCCTAAATGCAGAAGTTATTACTATGGAAAGCATCAGCGAGGCGTTCAATAAGTGCTTCGTAGCCGACTTTATTTGCACAATCAGCCGTACAATCAAGGATAAAGCTGCAAACGAAGGTCGTATGTATATTGCAAAGAACCGAAACGGACCAGACGGTATGGTTTTCCCACTATTTATGGATACACGTAACGTCTGTATCAAGGTTTTACAGGAAAGCGGGGAATCCGCCAGTGATATTATTGCAAAAAGTGCTAAGGAACAAGAGGCTTCCTTGAAAGAGAAATATAAGGCGTTCAAGAAGGAAAAGAAGACTACTTAGTAAACCATTATAGAAAGGTCTGTTATGTCAATTTTTACTCCACGCCCAACCTATGGGCCGCACGAATACCCAAAATCGTATGAATATTTCCAAAAACAGCAAATGGCGCATTGGGTACCATTTGAAGTACAAATGGGTAGCGATATAAATGACTGGAAGCTATCATTAAACGATAATGATCGCCATGTTATTGGCTCAATCCTTAAAGGTTTCACGCAGACTGAAATCTTTATCCAAGATTATTGGTCAAATAAGGTTGCAAACTGGTTTAAGAAACCAGAAATCCAGATGATGGCAAACAGCTTTGCTGGATTTGAGAGTATCCACGCGGCAGGATATAGCTATCTAGAAGAAAGTTTAGGAATTCAGAACTATGAAGCGTTCCTGCATGAACCAACTGCAAAAGCCAAAATTGATCGCCTTATGGAAACAAAGGGCAAATCACGTAGAGACATCGCTCTTTCACTCGCTATTTTTTCGGCGTTTAACGAGGGAGTTAATCTATTTTCTTCTTTCGCAGTATTAATGAGCTTCCCACAGCGCAACATGCTTAAGGGACTTGGACAAATTGTATCTTGGTCTATCAAGGATGAAAGCTTACATAGTGAAGCGGGCTGCTGGTTATTCCGACAGGTTACAGAGGAATTTCCAGAGCTACTGGATGATGATCTAAAAGAGGCGATTTATGAAGCCGCCCGTCTAACTGTAAAATTAGAAGACGAATTCATTGATAAAGCTTTCCAGAAGGGTGATCTACCAAACCTATCAGCGCACGATCTAAAGAACTATATTCGTCATCGCGCAAACACTAAACTCCAAGACCTTGGGCTGAAGAGTAATTGGAAAAACTTAGATAAAGAAAGCCTTGAAAGGATGGAATGGTTTAGTGTACTATCTAGTGGCGTTGAACTGCAGGATTTCTTTGCCCAAAAGGCAACAGCTTACTCCAAAGGTTTAGCCGATTTTGAAGGAGTCTGGAATGAGTAAAATTGAAGAAATTGATCAAATTAGCAAAACAAAAAAAGTAGTTGTAATGGTTGCAGCTTGCGCATGGTGCAATCCATGTAAGCTAAAGAAGCCAACCTTCCTTGCGCTTAAGGAAAAGTATCCACATATCCATATGGAAATCGTTGATAGCGATGACGAACCAGAATTTAGGCAGGAACACAGCGTAAAAGCGTTACCAACATTCATCAAGATCCAGAACACAGAAGAAACTGGCCGCATGGAAGGTGCAAAGCAGACGATGGCACAACTTGAAGAGTGGATTCTTGCTTGACAATTTTCTGTAGAGTCTGTAAAAAGGAGCTACTACAACTAACTGATCAAAAACAAATAGATTTTCACAATCGTGATATTGCCCCGCATGAACCACGGGGCATTAAAATTTCAGAAATATATATGTGTAGCGA